ATTATTATATAATGATATTACAGTATATACATCATAATATGCTTTATCAATAGTTTTTCTAATATTTTCTAATATAGACTTTTTGTTTTTAATTATATGGTTATTAACTAAAGTATATATAACTAAATTAGAAAGTTTATAACTAAAGCTATCAAAAGAATCTTTTAAAGCTAATTCAAGTCTATCAGGTTCTTTTGCTATAATATCTTCAGTAACATATTTTAAGAATTTATTTATATCTGTAATAAGATTAATTACATTAGAATTTAACTCAGCACGTTTTTCTTCTTTTTTACTGTCAATAATTTTTATTATAATTAAATAAATAGCAACAACTATAGCTGGTATTATTCCTTGACCTAAAGCTTCAATAATAAATTCCATAATAAAAGAAATAGCAACAGCAACATTAAAGTCACTGTTGCTATATTACATTACAACATTAATTAACTTCTTGATACTCTATATCTCAACCTATTTTCTTATGTTGAAGAACTACTTAATCATTAGAATCTACAGTAATTCCACCAGCTGAAGCAAGAGCTTGCATTAAAGTAAGCATATCACTTCCTGAAGTGCATATTATATTAATAACTTGTTTTACAACATCTCCTGTAGTTTCAACATTACGAGGTTCTGTAAATGTTATATGAAATACTGTATATTCACTCGTTTCATTACCTGCCATTTCACGAGCTATATATTTCTCAATATCTTTATAAGATGATTGATTAGGATATAATTCATGAAATGCGTTATCTACATAATCAAAACCATAATTTGCATCAGCATCTACAGCTAACTTAATAAGATAGTTTCTAACTGCTGCTACGGTAGAAAAAAGAGAATTATTATTTTCATCAGAACTCTGTCTTATAGTAGTAACACCATCAGATGGCATAGCATCTAAAGGCTGAACTAATACAGCATTATGTTCTTCATTTAATAAGAAAACAATTTCTCCTCGGATTATATATACTCCTACATGTTCTTTTATTGAACTGTTGAGTATCATATTATTAAACTTCTTAATAACATCAACGAAAACATCACCCGATTTTATTTTATAACTAAATGTCCAACTATGTCTATGATTAAATCCTGCAGGAATAGTTAATCTAAATCCTATTTCTTCATTTACTAATTTAGTTGTATCAAAATCATAGATAAGTTTAGCTGCATCTTTATACTTATTTACAATATTAAATGAATGTGCTTTAATATTTAAATTGCATAAAGATATAGGAATAACTCTAGAAATTTCAATACCAGCATCATTACGAGTCATCATAATAAGATTCAAAAATTTATCTAATACTATTCCATTGCTATCAGCTTTAACAATACCTAAATTTCCATCAATATTAAGATATGAATCTCTAATAGAAGTATCAATATTTAGATACTCATTTGTACAAAATATATTAGTTCTCATAATTCAAATTTATTTAATATACTTATTCATCTTATTGTCCTTCTTTAAGAGAATATTATCCACCAATAGCTGGCCCTTGAGTGCCAGAATCTGCATCATCTACTCCATATTGCTTCTTTGCATCAGGCATAGTCTTAGAATCTAATATATTCTCAATGGCAATAGATAATTCACTAGTTAATGACTTAATTGGAACACTGCCAGCATTTCCATATCCTCCACTTTTTAATATAAAGTTAATTATGTTATTAACGTCGGCTACATCCACCTTACCGTCTCCGTTGGCATCATAATATGTAAGTTCGCCAGGTTCTAAAGTAGATGTATCCAATATTGCGTTTATTAATGCGTTTACATCTTCTACATCAATTTTACCATCATTATTTGCATCTCCAATAACTCTATCAGATTTCTCAGTTCCTGCTGAACCAGAATCCAATACATTGTTAATATCTACACCAATACCTGTTAATAAAGCATTAATTACTGTATAATCAGCAATTATAGTTATAACTTTGTTAATCTTTTCATCTACAGTTCTATAATAGCTAGGCTCGTTAAACTGTAAATTAAGAGCATATAAAGTAGAAATATCTTCAGACTTAACTACGGAAATTAATTCATTATACATTTCATCAGTTCTGTTCTTATAAAGTTCAGCACCTTCAACTGTAGTATAATCAAATCCATAATTACCATCAGCTTCTCTACACAATTTCTTAACAAACGCTTTAATTCTATTGTTAACTCCACTATTTACAGGTTTTGTAAATGCAAACTCTGCAACATCTGCTAACATAAGTTCATAAGCGTGGTCTGTAACAGAAGAAGTAACTAAAGTAAACGTTCCTCTATTTTCAGTCAAAGTTAAATTCTTATCTATAGCTTTGAACTTAGAATCAAGTAAGGTAGCAAAATCAGAATAACTAGTATCTTCTTTTACAATTACTTCAACATACCATTTGTTTCTTCTATTGAAATCAACATTCTTTTTCACTAACATAAAACCATAAATACCAGGAATTATTTTTCCTTCAGTATCTATAGTTGTTGAAGCAAACATTCCGTTAGTAAGATATGAAACAGGAAGAGTAAAAGATTCATTTGCAGTAAATGAAATATTAGTTCTAACTCCACCTTTAATCAAATTGTATAAAGGATATACTGTAACAGAAAGATAATCTCTACTTCTAGGAGGAAGCGGAAATACTGTTACCATATTCTTATGCTTAAATGTTAAATCCTTAGAAAAAAGAGTTCCGTTACTCTCATTATCAGAAAGCATTATAGCTGTTCCGTCATAAGAAAGAAACTCATTTTTTCCAGCGTTTTCAACACCATCAGCAAAAAAGATTCCTTTTCCAACTAATATAACGTGTTTAATCATCGTTGTTTACTTGTTTAATATTTTCTAATTGTTGACTTGTAGCACCAACAGATTTAAAGTAAGAGTTAACTGCAATATTAACTATTTCAGGAAAAGCATAATCTGGCAAATCATAATATTGCCCTTCAAAATCCACAGTAACTTTATTAGGATGCTTTATATAATGAATGTTTAAACCATTAGGAGTTTTAGCAGTTGGAAATTCTTTACTTCCATACATTCCTAATAATCTATATTCACCATCATTATCTTTAAAATAAGTAACTATAGGATTATCCCAACTAGCAGTATTGCAGTAATCTCTACTTAAATTATAAAACTTATCAGGATCAACTAATCTACAAGGAACTACCGTTTCGTCATTATCTTTTACATATTTAATATCTATAGCAGTTATAAACATAGCTATAGCATTAAAAAACTCAGGAGTTCCATTTATTAATTGATTATTATTTGTATCTTGCGAAGTATCAATTTCACAATCAACAATATAATGTAAGTTCTTTAAAATATTGGTACCACTTATCGAATTATCATTAATATAACTTTTACCAGGATACTGCATTAAAGAAGATTGTCCTACAACAGCTCTAACTTTATCAACAATAGCCTGATTGATATACACACAAATGTCTTCATCACTTATAAATCTAAAAGTATCTAATCCTTTAGTTTGAGCAGTGATTTTAAACATTTTAAGCATATCAGCTACTAACATATCAAATATTCTTTAATTTATTATAAAAAGCATTGACGTAAGAACTATTTGCAGGGTCTGTAAACCAAGCAACAGCTTCATTCATATTGGAACCAATAAATGTACCATCACTCATAACAATATTCTGACTATTTGGTAATCTAGATAATTCATTACGAGCGATAAGCATTTCTATTGTACTTACAAGTTTTAGATTTTTATTACTAAATATCTTATTAAACTTTTCAGGCTCATCAGAACTAAATTTATCAAGAAGATTTTGTTTTTCAATAGAATCCTTAGCGAGATATTGTGTAACAGGATAACCCATTAAAACACAATACTGAATAAATACATCATCGAACAACTTATCATCTTCAATAGCTCTAATGTAGTTACCTTTAGCTTTATTGACTGCAAGTCTATGTTTATTGATACGTTCTTTCTCTTTATTATCATCTTTAAAGTAGAAACGATAATTAATATCACTATTAATTAAACTCATTTCTTTGCATACATCATTATACAAAAGACAATGACGATACATAAGATAATCTTCTACATTCAAAGGATAACCAACCTTACATTTAGTACTTTCAATTTCATTTATTCTCAAACACTTTTGATATAAAGCTTTTTTGAGAGCATTTTCATCACGCTTATCTACAAGATTATATTCATTCTCAACCTTTTCAATTTGTTCTTGAATATCATAATAATCTTTCTTAGTATTGTAATGAAAAGAAGTATCAAAGGTTTTGCCTAATTCATCAACTTGTATTCTAATATTGCTAAGATATTGCCTAACTCTAGTAATGAAGTTTTCATTATTAGAAGCTATACCTATAAGTGCTGGGAAGTAAGCCTCAATTTCAGCTTTATTAGAAGATAAAATTCTTGTACTATTAATAGAAGAACCTATGTAACCTATTCTTTTTTGAAGAACTTTAGAATTAGCTTTTCTATATAAACTATAGTTATTTATCAAAGCTATTGTTACACTAGATTTATGAACATATTCTTTATAAAGTTCCAAATCTTCTTTAGGTTGTTCAGTTCCTACTTTATTTTCAGCTTCTTCACTAGTTTTAATTTTAGGTTTGCTAAAGCTAGCTTGTACACCTTCACTATTATCCATATCTTATACGTATTTAAAGTTAATAAAATTTATTAGAGCTTGCACTCCATTAAGAACATCTTAGTTGAGTTATCAACCTGTAATCCAATTGTACCCATAACTTCATAACGACTCATATCAATATCAGTAGAAATAAAGTTAGTGTCACCAAGTCCCCAAGATGCAGGAATAGGAGCCATTCCCTTATAAACCTTAGCCATAAACTTACGACCTTTCTGATGTACTAAACGAACATTCTGATGTCCATCATAAGAGCTAAAGTCAATAAATGCAGCTTGATGCGAAGTAATAGGATAACCAGTTCTAGGATGTACATTACCATTCATCTTAGCAGCCTCAGCAATAGTACCCTTGTCAAAGAAAGCACAATGCTTAGCTGTAACAGTATGACCATCTACAGTCTTATACTTACGGAAGTAAGCACCATATTCAAGACCATAACCTGTACCTGTAATTTCCTTCTCGCCAAGAGGAGTTAAGAAACCATTCTCTTTAGCATCCTGCTTAATAGCATCGTCAAAGTCCTCAAGGAATCCCTTGCCACCCATAAGAACAATGTCCATCTTGCCATTATCAGTATCTCTATCCATAACATCACCGATAGTTCTCTTAATCTTATTCAGAGTAAGAATTTCACCATAAGTGTCATAGTTATTTTCTCTACAAATTTGAAGCATACCAGCGGTAGTAGGAATAGGCTTACCTGTATCACGGCTACGAAGAGTTACTTCACCAGTTTCAGTTCTATTATATTCAGCCATCCAAAGACGCTCTTCGTTCTTTACTCTATTCTGAATATTAAACTGACGCATTTCTTCATTAATCCATAATCTCTGAGAAGCACCTGCATTATTCTTGAATTCATATTCAACAACAGTATTTGCAAGATTACCAGCAATCTCCTTAGAATAACGATAAATTTCAAGTTGGCTAGTCATCTTACCAGGTCCCATAACATTGCTACGGTTACCCTTAGAGTAAGACTCTTCCACAACCGAAGCACCAATGCTCCAATATTTACCAAGAACTAAATTCTCCGCAGATACATAAGCATTTGGATTTGGATCCATTAACTTAAGCAAGTATTCATAACCATTAACTCCTTCACCTAAATCCTTCTGAATACGGAATTGAGTTTTACCATCAGGAGCAATAAGAGTATGCTGTTCAATAAACCAATGAGTAGCAAAAGAAACTACAAATTCACTTCCGCCAATACCGATATTATCACCAGTAGGAGCATTAGTAAGCATATCTGTAAATTTCATACGACCCATAACAGGCCAAGTCCACTGTACAGAATTACACTCTACAACACCTCGTTTACCTTGACCTTCTGTAAGGAATGTTAATGGAAATCTATCATCATCCATTCCATAATTATAAGTCAGAAAAGAATTAATTTGATCAGGCTTCTGAATTTGAAGATAAGCAATACTTTCTTCATTAGAATAACCTCTATCATCAAATTTACCCTTAGATACAACGTGCATCTTATACATAACTAATCTAATTTTTTAAGTTCAACAATAATTTAATGTTCAATAACCAAAATCAATATCTTTACTTTCTTTCTTAGCAGGTTTGGTAATTCTTAAAGTTCCACCTTTGCTACTTTGTTTAGCTTTAAGTCGAAGTGTTTTAACTTGTTTCTCATTAATTGCATAATCAACGAGATTAGAATAATTACCTCCAGTAAAAGTAAGAAAAGCTTTTAAAAGCTCATCATTAAGTCTATCTTCTGGTTTTGATCTAAGTAGGTCTCGTTCATAAGCTGAATGTCCTTCTTTGTCAACAAGATAAAGGTATCTAAAGAAATCATCAGGAGTTGCTGTAGTTTTTTGTCCATTTCTATTAACAACAATTTGTTCTGGAATCTTATAACCAGCTATCTCTCTATTGTCAATAACTGATTTAACACCACTCCAATAATTTTTAATTTCTTCTTGTTGTTGTTTTTCAACTTCAGCAGCTTTTCTTGCTATTTCATCTTTAGCAGCTTTATCTGAATCTTTTAAGCCTTGTAATTCAGCTTCAGCGGTAGTCAATAGGGTTCCGCTATTTTTAAGATAATCAATATATCCATTAACATCACCACGTTGACCTCTTTCTTTCCATGCAGCCTTAATAATAGCTATTTGTTGTTCTTCATTTTGAGAATCAATTGTTATACCACTACGGTCAGGTCTTCTTCCATAACCCTCAAGAGAGTTTCCATTAGCAGTATAATAATTAATAATATCAGGTAAAAAAGAATACTTAGCCATAAGAGCATTAATAGCATCTCTTTGTAACTCTTCTCTACCAGTTTCTATAACAGCCTCAACATAAGACTTAATTCCGTCAGGAGTATTTTCAAATTGAACAGGCTTATCATTTTCATCAGTAATCTGAATATCTAAAGCTTTCTGAATAGAATCTAATGTTATCTCATCAGTAACATCTTCTTCTCCTTCAAAACTCTTTCTCCATTCACCTACTTCTTCTTTCTTTTTAAATATATTTCCATTATCATCTACAATGTTACCATCTTTATCAACAGTATATGTTTTATCTCCAACTTCTAATTTAGTACCCTCAGGTAAATTATCATTTGTTTCTTCACCAGTTTCATCTTCCCCATTATTATCATCATTATGTTCAGATGTAGAATTATTACCATTCAAATCATCAACATTTTCATCAGAATTAGGGTCTGTTTGATTACCTGTGTTCAAATCTGTAACACTTCCTTCTTCTCCATTTGCCGGCGCCCCAGTAATAGGTTCTTCACCGTATCCAAAATCTTCAATAGGCATAATCTTAATTTTTATTGATTAATAAAACACTACAAAATTAATACTTATATTCGTAAAAACAAAATTATAATTATATCTATAATTGAAAATATTAACCAATATAATATTACCGAAATTTTTATTCTTTCCCCCGTAGTGGAGAATTTATACTAATAAAAATTCCCATTCAAGTTTCACAACTAAAATGGGAATAATAAACCAATTTATTAACTACTAAAGAAATCTTTACTTCTTACCTTTAAAATCATATCTATTTTTATTCATACGAGCTATCTTTTCTTTAGACTTAATATCTTCACGTTTAACTTGTCTATCTCGCTCTTTACTAATTGCATCAATCATCATCTTTTGTCTATCTAACGAAAGACGTTGTTGATCAACTTGAGCACGCTCTGCATTAAGTCTATCAATACCAGCTTCTTGGTTCTCACGACCAACTTCTGCATTAAATGAAATCATATTTGCATCAGCCTTAATAAGTTCAATTTCTTTCTTAATTGTACCTTCAAGTTCTGCAATTTGCATATCAATTTCACCCTTAGCCTGTATCTTCTGCAACTCATATTCCTGCTGCATTTGCAAGGTCTGTTGCTTCATTTGCTCCATCTGAGCTTCATGCTGCTTGTTTACTTCATCGAACTTCTTTATAAGTTTTTTAATACTTGCTATATTATCTCCAGTAATAGCTGCAATTGCCATCATAGGATTATCATTCTGACCGGCATTAAATGCAAACTGTTTAAGTTGCATAAGTTTATCTCTTTCTATAATAGAGTTCTTTGCCTTAATTACATAATTAGCATAAACGTGATTATCTATATTAAGACTTATATATTTTAATTTGTCATCCCCATCTCTATAAGATGTATCAAGACCATCTATCCAAGCCAATTTAGAATAATCCATATCTCTAGCATAATCTCGTTCGCGCATAGCATCTATCATATACTCAAGTATTACTGAACCCATAGAACCTCTTGCAATAGCTTCTTCTGTAGTTGCTTTACCAGCACTTGTAGCAATTTCTCCAAATCGTTGTGGGGTCATATCAACTTGCATATTTGCATCATTTTTAATCTCCATAAGCAAATCAGTAAGTTGCTTAATATATTGACCCATATCAGCATTTACCATTCTAATTTGTTGAGCACGAAGCATACCCTGATCATCACTATCATCAAAAAGTAATATACCATCAGCAATCATTCTATATATTGTTTCTTCTTTATTACTACCAAGAAGAGATTTAGCAAGAAGTAATATATTTAACTTGTTCTTTGCTATCACCATTTCACGATGATATGCAACAATATTATAAAATATTTGATATGGAAGAACTGTTTCTATAATACTAAACTTACCAAGTCCAGGAAGTAGTTCCATTACACCATTATATGGCAACTTGCCTTCCCTTTCGTAAGCAATAGCTCTAGCCCCATAGGGATAAATAGCCATTTCTCTAGTACCAATACGAACAGCTTCATAAACTTGTGTCTTATATTCATAGCTTATATCTATATCTCCAATTTCAGGATTAAGTTTATAATCATCAGTTTCAATTCTATTATCTATTAAACCTGCTTCATTAACAAATTGAACTATTGCTACTCTAACATTTCCTCTCCATACTACGTGCCATACATCATATAAATCAGCATTAACATCTCTTACATATAAAGGTCTATCCTCAAAGAATTTTCTATCTTCTTGAGTAAACTTTTTACATACATCAGGATAAGTCTTTTCATATTCTCTAAACATTAGTTCAGTTGGAGCTTCAACTCCACCTTTAGCATACCAAGTTTCTAAAAACTTAATATCCTTTTTACTCATAACATCATAAAACTCATCACATATTTCTTGATATGTCATTTTACGTCTTTCAGCAAACATATCAAAATCTTCAACAAACCTATTATTATTAGGTATAGGATAAGCATCTAAAGGATGAATAACTCTTTTTATTAATTTATCCCCAGCTATATCGGTATATGTATAACATTCACCAAAACTACAAAAATCACTGAAAGCTTCTATATATAAAAGTTCATCATTTGTTAAATCTTTAATTACTTTAAGAATCTCTTGTCCTTGAGCACTTATTTCATCGATATAATTCTCATTAAATTCTTCTACAAAAGCATTAATATCTAATTGACTACTAGGATCAAATTCTTTAGGATCTCCACCTTCTTGGACAAATTGATTAAATAACTCTTGAAGTTTAGCTGCTATTTCATTTTGTATCATCATAGAAACTTCTTTACGAAGTTTAGCATCTCTAGCAAATACAACTTCTGGATTATTAGCGCCAACTATAAACTCATGTGGATTTTTTGAATATTCTCCAACATATCTCCTTATAACTCCTTGAATCATATCATAGTTTCTCATTGTTGCAGGAAACCGTTTAAATTTCTCTTGAGTAGAATTATAAGGATTAAGTATTTTCTTATAAAATTTGTCAGGAATTTCCCCATGAGAAACTTTATAAAGTTCTATAAGTTCCTCTTCTCTTTTAATAGCCTGTGCTTGAGAAATAATCCAATCCGCACATTGAGCAGCCCAAGTAATATCTTTCTTAGAAGTAGGTATTCTTTGACGAGGAAAATCCTGAGTTTGTACAAATCCTTCCATATTAATTTAAAACCAATCTCTATTTAAAATATCGTTCTCATCAAGATTATCTTCGTCTAATGGCTTTCTATGAGAAAGAGCATATTCATCTTTAAGTTTAAATGACTTCCACTCAATACCACGAAGAATCATTTCAGAAACACGATCAAAATTACCTAAATTATTCCATTTCTTTAACTCCAAAATTGATTGATAATCATATATACGATGAAAATTTCTAATAGGATTTCCATTTTCATCTTTACCAATTTCTTCATAAAGAAACTCTTTTAATAGTCTAACACAATCAAGTTTCCTAGTTGCGCCAGATATATTATATCCATAACTACTTGCATATTTACCTTTAAAAGTAGGATCCCAAACAAATAATGGTTCAAAACTTAAATATTTAAGTGCTTTCCATTTACGGAAATTACTTACAGTTTCACCTCTATTAATTTCAACATTAGTTGTACCAACACAATTATAATAAACAGCTAATGCCCAACATATCCAATCAGCTTCTTCTAGAGTATCTGGACGACCATAATAAGATGCAACCAACTTTTGTTTAAAACCATTTAAATAATGTGGGTTCATCCATACTTTAATACTATTATGAGAATGTTTATCAGTAATCTCTTGTTTAGTTTTATCAACACCAACAGGGTCATAAGTTATACTATATAGTCCTGCAGGCACTTCTCGTCTAACTCCAAACTCAGTTTTAACTTCTATTTTCTCCGGTCTAAAAAACATACGAACACAACCATGAGGGTCTTCATTACTTCTTCTAGGAACCCCATATATGTAATCATATACTTTTTTACCTTCATTTGCTAAACGTTCATTACTTCTAAATTCAACTCCATCAATAGCATTTTTAACAAACATACCATCAATATAAAATTTCAAATCATCATCAGTTCTTAATCTAGCTTCCCATTCATTTAATTCTTCACTACTAAAAATATTTTCGCTAGCATTACTAAAAGATTCATTTGGCATATTAGCATACTGCCCTAGATAATTTATATATTCTGCATAAGTCTTACTTGTTTCTTTTTTTCTTATTCGTTCTTGTCTAGCAATTTCAAGTCCTATTTCTATATTACTGTTACCTTCTTTATCAACTCCTTTAATTCCACCAATCTCTCCTTGAAGTCCCCAACAATAAGGTTTAAAAAATCCACATACCTCATTTCTAGAATCTTTATCCCAAACATTTTCAAATGGCATAAAGTGATATGCTTTAGGATTATAAAAGTTTTGTTCAAAAACTTGCATATTACCACTAGTAGCAGTTCCCCATGCCATAAGAATACCTGTAGTATAAGCACCAGTTCTCATTGCTGGTTCAGTAACTTCCATAAAAGAATCAAAGTTATCCATAGTAGAAACCTCTTCAACTTTTACTGCTACTGCATCTTTACCAATAGCACAATCTGGATTATTCAAAGCAGACACGGATAATAAAGAACTTCTCCAGGATTTATCAGCTTCAACTCCATTTGGAAGTTTATAACCTAATCTAAAGTCAGTTTTAACAGTACTATAGATTCCTCTAACAAATGGAGAATTTTCTTCATAAAATTTCAAATCATTAACAGCAAAATCAGTAAGACCTCCAGTCTGAGTTAAATACTTTTTATCAAAAGCAACATGAATTACAACTTTTCTTGATTGATTATTAACTCTATTGGCACTATCAGAAGCCATCATATAAGAGAATCCTCCACGACGAGTTTTATCTATAAGAAGATGGAAACCATTATTTTCAGCAAATTCCATTACATGAAACATCCAAAACTGACTATCAAAAAACTTTGGAAAATCATAAAACTTTTTAGCAGTATTAGTAACTCCTTTCTTTACAGTTCTTTCATCAAGCTGTTCTATTCTAATATAATTAAGAAAATTATAATGAGCTCCTGTTATTCTAACATCTTTAATTCCTTCAGGAGTACTTAAACAAGGAGCAGTAAACCCATGAATCCTTCTATATTGCTCTCTTCTTCTAAACTGTCTATGTGGGATACTATCTACTTTATAATTTGTAAATACTCCATATTTTCTATAATAATCAGCAACTTCATATAAAAGCTCTGTATTTACAAACTTATGTGTAGGATTAATATTCATTAAAAATCCACCACTTTCTCCAACTAAAAAAAGATTATCAGGATCTACAAATCCACATTCGGAAGCAGTTTTATAGTGACTTTTATCTTCATTTATATAATCAAGAAAAGGATACGATTCCATTACTTTATAAAAAATAATAATAAAGAGACAGCTAGAGCACTTCCAAGACAAACACTTACAACTTTATGTTTCTTCAGTGATTCGTTCATTTGTTTACTGATGTTATTACTAGTAGTTAATTTGTCTTGAAGTTCTCTAACTATTATTTTTTCTTCATTTATATAATTATCTTGATATTTAATAATGCTATCTTTCTTGCTAACTATATCCAATAAATATTTACGCTCGATAAGTTTTTTATTAATTGCTCTAACTTCATCAATAGAAATAGTTATAGTAGTATCAGAACTTTCAATAAAACTATTCTTTGATGAGACGCTTAAACAATTTAATAGCACTATCGTTACTAATATAATCAGCTTTTTTAATTTCATTATGTAAACTATCTTGATAAATAATAACCTCATTCTTATAAAAAAGGATACTATCATTGATAGTAATCAACTTTGTTGTATCAACAATAGTACCCTTAGTTAACGGCTGAGGAAAAATATTTTTCATCATATTAATCATACAAATTAATACAATTATCATTCCTACAACCATCAATAGTTTCATCCATTTATCTAGCTGCGCTTGCTGCATTGTGAACAGAATCTACAATTTCAGTAGGAACAACAGGATTAATTGGATGCTTTTCATAATACTTTTTATCAGCATAATGTGTACACACTAAACTAATAATTACAACTAGCACCATACAAGCAAGCCAAATTTTGCTCGGCTTACTAGGGTTGAAAGGATTAGTTTCACTCATTCCAATCTCTAATTAAAGTAAACCATGAATAATTAAATGAACCAGTCTGTGGCTGACCCACAGTCTGTTGAGCTAGTTTAATTGCTTTACTAACTCCCATATTAACAGCAGTATCAAATAATTGATAAGCTATTGTTTGACTTTTAACTTCATCCAAATGAAGTTTATCCCAATAATTCTTTTTGTAAATTCTAGCAACTTCACATTGTACAATTTTATTTTGTTCAAGTATAAGATTAATTTGCTTAACATTTTTAGTAGCTCTAGTTACTTTATCAACTTCAAGCCACATTATACTATTTTTATTATAACGTCGAGCAATACCCTTATACGTTTCACCCCCAGCATCATCTTTATCATTTACATATCCCCCTTCATAAACTAGTACTTTCTTTAACGCTTCTCGGAAGTTCGCCATATTTAAGTTCTTTATAAATGTTTATAACATCTTTAATAATTTCCTTAGGAACAGTACCAACAATTTTCCTAATAAAACCAATAGATGTATCTTCAAAAACTAATGTAGGTAAAGACATAACTTTATATTTTTCACATAAGTCATCATCATCTTCATCTACATTTATTTGTTTCAAATATACATCATCATAACCTTTAACTGCTTCCTCAACTATAGGTTTTAATATTCTACAGCCGGAACACCAATCTGCACCAAATTCAAATATGTTTAGCATAATAGTCTACACCAATCTCGTATGAATATAAGTCTTATTATAGTACCAACAAAAGCACCTATAAAATCAACCCATACATCTCTCCAATTAAATTTACCACTCCATTTACTATCTTTAACTTCAACACCAATTCCCATAAACATTGCAGGAACAAATCCACAAATAATAGCAACTCCCATACAGGCAAGTATGTGTTTATAGTTATTGGAGTACTTCAACCACTCTATTAACTTCTTCATTGTGATAACGTACGATTAATCCAACCACGCAAATATTTTATATTATTACCTTTAGCAGCTATTTTATTATATTCAGCTATTTTATTTAATTTATAATTAGCATTAAATAACTGAATATTAAGACTATCATTAGATTTCTTTAATCTATTTATTTCATTATTATATGCAACAGAATCAACAGCTATTTTATTGATAATACTATCTAGTTTAATACTATCTATAGAGTCTTTAACTAATATATACGTAATCATTCCCTCTACGGGGGAAGAATCAACAACTTCAATAACTGTATCATTTGTAACAGTTTTAGGTGTGCAACCATTAGTTATTAACGTATTCATACACACCAATAATAACAATATTGATAATAATAGCTTCTTCAAAATAAACTTTTTTGTTTGTTAATATTAGCAGAAATAATACGTTTTCTATCTGCCAATATACTATTAACTTCTTTCTTTAAATAAGGCATACGATGTAGAGTAACTTTCTCTATTGGATTATCTTTTATACGATATAAACCATCAGGAAATCTTTTTGGTTGCCCATATTCATTAAGAATAAAATCGTGGTCGATATGACAAAGCCAAAGACCAGCACATGGGATTCCTAATACATATTCAACATAATAAGCATATAAACTTAATTGTAGATTATATATATTTCCATTACAATTTTGTAAATGATTTAAAGGTGCTAGTAATCTTTCATCTTTACTAACCCAAACATCAGTTAATTGTGATGGTTTTGTAGATTTATCTTTTTTATAATATCCACTTTCAAATTTAAGCCCTCCTCTGTTCGTTTTCCAATCACCTATAACAAACTGATCGTCTCGAATACATAGAACATCAATTGTTCCAGATACAAGATAATCAATTAAAAAAGCACCAATCTCAGAATATATCTTATATCCAGCACTTTTATAATAATCAAATACTTTATATATTTTATCATATTTATTTTCAGTAATTTCTTTAAACGCTTCAACATCTAATTCTTTTATATTTAGATTTATGTCAGGAATATCAGCTATAGTTATCATTTCTCCACTATCTCTTTTAAGAAATCTAACAGCATCCTTAAATAAACTATTAATTTTAATGGCATCCTCTAATGCGTTATGAGTTTTAGTTCCTCTAATACAAGCTTCATCAGTTATATCTTGCCATTGCTTTTCTAATTGTTTTACACTTATATGTAATTCTTTAGCTTTCTTTTTAAGCCAATAATCACGTTGAAATTTAGGAACATATTCATGAAGTAAAGTAGTGGTACTAAGATACTCATTACCTAAACTATCATGATATTTATGTCCTTCTTCTTCAAATATAAGTTTAACTTCGTTATATCTTGTATCGTTTAAATGTAACATTATATTATATCTTCATCTGCATTCATACTAGACAATATTTGTCTACCACCTCGTGCAAGTTGTTCTTCCTCCTCATTACGAAGATTATCGTAAGCTGTATTAATTGATTTAGTTAAATCCGGAATTAGTTTAACATAGTCTTGAACACTTCTAATTAAATTAAGTATTTGTTGAGCATCTTCAACACTTATGGCGCCTTGTAATTTCTGATTTAATAAATCATTTATTTTATTAGCACCTATAGAAACTAAATGAATAGATTTCCTTAAAGCGTCAAGTGCCATTCCAGCTTCAGTTATATTACTAACATAATACTTATCAATCAATCGTTTTATTAGAGCATCAGGTTCATAATCTTTTGGTAAATCGTAGTTTTCTATAGCAAGTTTAAGACTTTCTCTATCATTAAGTCCTTGTTGTTTAGCAGGACTTTTAGGATCTCCAAGATAATATATAATTCCACATTCTTTAATAAATTTTTGTTTATCTTTACTTAAATCTCTTTGATACAGCTGAAGTAAATCTTTATCTTGTAATTGACGAATATTAGGAGCTTGAGGCATCCCAGTTTCATCAATCGTAAGCATTTTATCTATATTTAAACTAACATTCTTCATATACTTCAAACATACGTTGTACTTCTTCATCAAAAGGAACAGGAGTTGCTTTATAATGAAAAATTAACCAAACTTTAGCATAAGTAACTCCATGTTTAGTAGCAAGTTCATAATATCTTTTCTTATTTTTAGTTCTGAATTTATTAAGATGAAGTTCAGTTTTAATTTCTCTATTTAATTTTTCTTTTTCATCTTTAACTAAATTTCTAACAGTATCTTTATAAGTACCTATATCAACTGTTTTTCTATAAGCTTTAAGTTCCTTATGATGTTCTTTTAAGTTTAAATATAATCTATTAAAAGCATAATTTCCTATATAAGGAATTTTTATTACTTTATTCTTTCTAATATAATCTACAGCAGTTTTTTCTAAATTAGTTATTATATCATCACATAACGCTCTATCATCTTCATCAATATCCAATAGAATATCAGATATTTCTTTAATAACTAATTCTGGACTAACTTTCATAATTGTATATCATTCGTCATTTCCCCGTAAAGGGAATATTCATGGATTTGTCAGCTGCTGTTCTATAAAAGTTATCTTTATTAATATCTAAATCCCCAATAACATATCCATGTATAGATGAATTAGGAACTAGTTTAAAACTTAATAGATAAACTTTACAACTCTTTAAATTAGTAATGAGAGCTTTTCTCATATCAGGATCACTTTCTATATAATTAAATACAAAATTATCAGAAATAGCTGTATTAATATATATAGTTTGTGAATAATCAAGTCCTTGTTTATCAATTAGTAATTTAGAACCTATAGGAGAATCTTTACTTCCTTTAGCTAATATTGCAGTATAATTCACTAGAGTATTAGCATTTTTATTTCCAGTATTAGCTAATATAAATTGAGCAATATCTACATGTTTACATATAGCCACTATACTATAATGTTCTGCAAGTTTAATATTGCTTGTTATATTAGTTAAATATTCTGGAGTAATTTCTTCAAAATTAGTTGGCAAATTTATTGCAAAATCTTTTGTTTTACTTGTAAGAGTAATCATAATATTAATTTGTTAAACGTATTATAATAAACTTAGGTTCATTCATTACACTTCTAATGAAATCATAACCTCGATTTAATTGAATGGCGTTAACACCTCTATAAGTAATAATTCTTTTATCATTAAGACTTTTAATAGCTTTGTAAATAGATCTTTCAGATTTATCATAAACTTTAGCAATTCTAGCTACACTTTCTGCAACATTTAGCATATTTTTATTTGCAAGTCTAGCTTCAATTAAACTAGTATAAACAGCAGCTTCACTATCATTAAGTTCTAATAGAGTAGCAATAATATCTGTAACTTTAATAGTTTTAAGATAATTATTACTATTAATAACTAAATTAATACTTTCTGTATTATCAACTAGTGTATTAGTTTCTTTATCTAAATAAACACCATTCTTAATAGCTTCATCTACTCTAATATCCATAACTTGTTTATAATTTACAGTGCAAATATAGTGCATTTATAGTTCAAATACAAGTTAAAAAATATTAATTTTAATACACCTTATTATATATTATATATTATATAATGTACGCATATGTGCGTTAATAATGTATATACGCATACGCGCGTTATTATTAATTATATTTTTATAGATATTAATTTATTAATAGATATAAAAATATAATTATATAATTATTATACTAAAGACGAACAATGTTGTATTGTATATGATTAAATAAGTGATAATATATAAGATATTAAAGATTTTTATGTAAGTTGAGTTGAATGTTTTAGTATTAATGTTATTGAATGTTTTTGTATAAGTGAACTTGAGGTTATAGTGTAAATTTGGTACATGATTGTAAGAGGGGGTGTAGCACTAGAAGTCCCCCGGTTGCTGAAGCTAGAGACCACTACCCCCGTCAATGTGTTTTAGAAGACCTCAATAAAATAGATTAAAGTGCTATTGACTGTAGAGGATTATTTAGACGTGACTCAGTGCTTTGTAGCAATGATGATGTCATAGTTCTAGATATGAATCTACGTCTCATTGTTGATACGATTGTAGTTGTACTTGTTCTACAATCGTGTAGATGACAAACCGCTTAGTTCTGCTGCGGCGTGAGTTACGATAGTAACGGCACGGGAGTACATACGGCTCCAGCTTATGCTCAAAGTGTATGAATACAAGTGTTACATCATTCTATTGTAGGTGTTGATGATGTAAGTATTAATCCTACAATTGCTGACGAAGTTATTCCAATGTTGGAGTAACTGGATAATACAGGTGTTCAGCCACCGTTTTACTGTATGGAAAATACTATTATTATCCTTGCAGAAATTGTTTACGCTTGTGTTGTAACTCTTAAGAAGGGTGGATTCAAGGTGAAATTGCATCTCAAGGATGAAATTTCGCAGTTGAAGAATGGCGAAGAAATCATGTCGAAAGACATATTTATCTTCCCGAGTCAGCTAATTGAAGCGTTTGCTGCTAATGTTCCTATGGACATTATGCGGCTTACGCCTACACAACTAGCCGCTGCTCTTCGTGGTGCTAAAGCAACTATTAATGTTGCTCTTAGTGATGATGAGGAGTTCACCAACTTCAGCATTGACAAGCTAATGCTGTCTGATGCAGGTATTGAAATGCTTGCTGAGGATAGTATTATGGCTGTTCTTGATGCTAAATCGAGAGAGCGTAGAGCTGAGCGTAACGCTGCTAAAGCTATGGCTGCTGCTAAAGCAGCTATGGCTGCTATGGCAGAGGAGTTTGAAACTTCTACTGAGGCTCATGAAGAACCTACTGAAGCTCCTGCTCTTGAAGAGTCTGCTGAAGCTCCTGCTGAGCCTGAATTGACTCCTCGTCAAATCGCTGCTCGTCGAGCTGCCGAGACAAGACGTAGAAATCGTCTTGCTGCTGAAGCTGCTCAAGCATAAGCGTACACGATTAAAAATATCCCTCAGCTTAGTGTTGGGGGATATTTTTTTGCACAATAAGACCTCAATCAAATAGATATAGATGATATTGATGAAGAGGACTATAGAAATCACTATGGACTTCTAAATGGACTTAATAATAACTATTAAACTAACATAACTATGAGCAACAAAACAAAAGAAAACCTTATTTGGGTTATGATAGTTGCGCTATTTATAGCAGCAGCTACCGTAGGAGCTTGTGAAGCTAAAGCCGCTACTGTTCCACAAATTCACGCTACTATTGTAGAGCGTGATACTACTACTGCTAAAGCGGAAAAAGTAGGTATTATTACTGTCGAAAAGAAAGATGGTACTAAGAAAACGTATGACCTTTATAGAGGGAAAAAAGGAGGTTATTATTATCTTACAGGTAAAACTGATAAGAATGGTAAGCCTCAAAGACGTTATTTAAGTAAAAAACAAAAAGAAGATAATAATTTAAAATAAAAACTTATTATGAATGCATTATTTGAATTACTTGGTGATGTCATAGAGCAAGATGCTTATGATGAACTTGTGAAAACTGGTAGTATTTCTAATTATGAGGTTGAGGATAATACAAATCAGTGTTCTTTAGGAAAATATAAGATTACTCCTCATTATGATGCACCATGCTGTATTGAATGGGTAAAAACTATTAAGTTTGCCAAAGTTAAAAAGGATAATGATTGGGGAGAAGAATATATAATCCGAGCTATTTTAAGAAGCGATAGAACTGAAGAGGATGAACTTAAGTTCTTGCGTACTTTATCTGAAATAAATTATGATGACGGTTATGGTGGTCAAGAACTCTTTGGTATAATTGTATTCAAAGATAATACTTGGCTCGAAAGAGATGAATATGATGGTTCTGAATGGTGGACTAGGAGAAAATTTCCATTAGAAGAAAATTATTTTACGGACTAAATCATAATGTATAAAGTGTTGCTGCTGCTAATATTGGCAGTGGCAATGCTTTTTGGCACACAAGACCTCAATTAAATAGATATAAGTGAATTTGAGTTGGTGGGATTGCGCTTTGGAAATCTAAAGCCAAATCAGCTCTATATCGATTAGTAGATACTGCTGCTACTAATCGTGATGTAAATAAAGCAGGAGTTGTTGCCTTTAAAATATGATAAGATTATGGCAAGAAAAGTAAAACAAAATTCGGATGTGGTAAAGGAAATGCACAAAATCTTGTTGCAAAACTCCTTTGAGCTAGTAAACAAGGAACGTTTTGTGGAGTTCTTTAGTTGCTTAACTGATGAAGTTAAGGCTTATTTATTGGGAGTACCAATGTATGAGCCTATTATCGGGGAACGGGTAATCGTTAATGTTAATAGTAAACCGACTGAGGGTATTGTTGTGGGTGTAAACCAAGCTAATCTCTATGCAGTAGTTGAATATGATACTCAAATTCGCCGTTACTTTAAAACTACCGATGATATGATTAACTTCATGAACACCGGCGATTACGACTATTACGATAGTAGTTCAAGCAAATCTGACGTATATCCATATATGGGAATCCGTACAAAGAAAACAAGTGGTGAATTTGCTTGGACAGACATCGAACCGAACCATTATTATGATTAATATGAAAACAATTACATTTGTGACCGCAACACTTGGAAGTATTGATTGCAAAGTTAAAATTAATCCAAATTATTCCAATACTATACAATTTGGAAATAAAAGACTTTGTTTTGACAGGATACTTCCTAATAGCGTAGACTTAAGAAAAGTTGATGATTTTCATATTATTATTTATGATGGAGTTATGCCAAAAATTGAAATAATTATTGGTAATAAACTATTTACAGGTACTATTAACATTCCATCAGCTAAACATGAAGAAGTATTAGTATGAAAGTAAATAAACTGATAAAAAAACTAAAAGAAGCTCGTTCTAAACTTGGTAATGTTCAAGTAGAATTAGAAGTTCAGTTTGATACAGAGATGTATATTACCTCAGACAATTTTAATGTAGTTGAAGCTACTGAGTTTATAGGTAAGCCATATATCATACTTAAAGATAAAAGTTTATTACCTAATAAATAAACTTATAGAACCTATAAATATTATTGCCGACAAACGTCCTAAAATTTTAACAGGAGGAGTTTAATTGTCCGTAATAATATTCTAATTACTCTGCCAACTCGAGATATAGCAGTTGGAAATAAATTTATTATTAATTTTTAATACGTATTGAATTATGGGACGTAACAGAACAAACGTTGATGAACCAGTTGTTGAGAATATTGAATCTCCAGCTGAAGAACCTGCAAATGTAGTAATAGAAACAGAAGATGTTACTACTGGTGGAGAAGTGAGTGTAGACGCTGTCATTAAAAATCTTGTTGCTAAAGGTTGCAAGAAATATAAGGCACGTATTAAGAATGTAACGGTTACAAAAAAGATAAATAGTCTTAATCAAGACTATGCTATGATTTCTTTTACTCTTGACCGTAAAGTTCCTCGTTTTATTGAGAATGAAGATGGAGATTACGAAGAGAAAATGAGTAACATCATCTTTACAACTCATATCGGAGTGAACGCAGTTCTCAAAGAAAAAACCGAAATGGGAGTATTCGCTGCTACTCTCATTAAGGAAGCAGTAGAGCTTCCGACGGAAGAGAAATTGAAGAGGATTGTGCTACTATTGGGTGGTGCTAACGTAGAGTTTCTGCAAGAACTTGTTCCTGCTGAAACAGAATATATTAATCCTTTCAGTCAACAAGAAGATCCTGAGGCTACAGTATTCGATCATGACCAATATATTAGTCATATTACTAATATACAATTCGGACCGACTGGTAAACAAGCTCTTCTCATTGCAGTTCAAGCCGTCATGCTCTAATAACCTAATAATAGTGCTGCTGATAGTATTGTACTACCAGCAGCACTTGCTTTTATAAATATATTTGTTACTGCTATTACGTAGATGATAACAAATAATTTATAATAATTATAATATAACTGCCGAAATTGCAAATTTTGATAAAGTTCTTACTACAATAATACCAAATTCACAATATGACATAAAAAATTTGTGAATTATTTTTGTTATTCGAGAATAATATTATATATTTGCAGTGAAATTAATAACTAATAAATTTTACAACTATGTATAGAAATAATTTTAACAACAGAAACTTTTTTAATAAACCTCGTTTTAACAAACGTAATAGTTTTAGAAGTAATAAACCGAATTTAACAAAAGTTCCGCAAAATGTTTTAGATGTTTATAATTTCTTGAAGTCTAATGCAGATTTTAGGCGTTATGCTTCTTTTGTAATTCAAGCTATTCTCAAAGAGAATGGAACAATACCCAAAGATAATGTAGTATGGGTTAAGTTTGATGAAGAAGTAAAGCCTGGAGTTTATCAAGTCGGACATTACAAACGGACTGATAATAATACACATCCTTTAGCAACAGTAACCGATTATCCTTACACAAGTAAGGAATTTTACGTAGCTATGATGGCTGTTCCTAACATTCTCATTAGAATGATTGCTAATAATCTCAGTATTTATTATACGAATAATGAACCTGAGTTTGACCTTGACAAAGATGTTAAGGATCTTAATGAAATTGCAGAAAAAGCTGCACAGAGTATTGTTGATGAAGAAGTGTTGAAAGTAGCTGCTAGAGCTAGAGATGCTGCTAAAGCTGCTATGGAAAGTGAGGATTAAATCTGTTTTCTTCATATTTTTATTGGTCTTAGAGCGGCTGTTAGTGCCGTTTCAGTCGCTCTAAGTTTTCTTGAGAGTTAAATGGCAAATCTATTAACCACTAAACATTATAAAGTTATGTGGAAAAATATATTTACTATATTAATAGTTTTTATGATTGGATTTGGTGTAGGTAATTATATTGCTAAACACAATTCTCACTATCTAAATGATATTGAATATGCCAATTATAATACTCTTCAATTTAAAACTGAATATATCGAAGCAGCTGACAATTTAATAAAAGATGTTGTTTATGATAAAAACATTTTTCCATATGTTGAAGAGATTAAACCCGAGAGTTACATTAAATATTCTTATATGAATTATCTTGAAGATAACGATGATGAAGTCGTTAGCTATGAAGATTATAAAGAAGATTTTGAATATTAAACTATGTGGTGGAAAATTCTTTTATATATTGTTGATGTGCTTGTAGCTGCTGGTACAGTTTATATTATGCACATAGCAATTCGTATATTTAGAGATATTAAAGACGGAGTAAATAACATATAAAGCTGATAATAGCTTCAGTGTGATGAGTAATTATTGTTTTAATTGTTTACCTTACTACAATGACTATTTTCACACTGAGCTTTTAAAAGCTAAATTTCATAAAAATATTAAATATGGTAACTATTCTTAAAAAGGATTTTAATGGACTTGTTAATGATTTTGCGGGTCTTTCTGAAATAAAGAACAAAAGTAATGCTATAGGTGTTATCTTTGATGACAATCGCAAACATATTTTTGTTCTAGATAAAAAAGGTGTAGAACATAAAACTGGACTACAATGTTTTACATCCATGTTTTATAACAAAGGTAAAAACGTTATAGTTTGTATTAAAAAGAAAGCTATAGTTATTGATTTGGCTAATAAACTTGCAAAGACTGTTAGCACAAAATTTATAAAGCGGTAAACTTTCTCATAGTTTTTAATATTAGTATTGCTTGTGAAAGTAGTACTAATAATCGCCGGGATGATGGAATAGGTAGACATGACAGACTTAAAATCTGTTGAACTGATAAAGTTCGTGTGGGTTCAAGTCCCACTCTCGGTACTACTCTGATTGTATTGTTTTTGGTTATGTTATTAATAAGGTTTTTATGTTAATTGTATGTATTAACTCTACTTGTGAAAGTAGTTTTAATAAATATGGAAAGGTTTGTTCTCACAGTACTGCTTGTGAAAGTAGTACTGTTTATAAAGTTTCAATAGCTCAACGGATAGAGCAACAGCCTTCTAAGCTGTAGGTTGAGGGTTCGAATCCCTCTTGAAACACAAGAGATAATTAACTTATTGTTAAACTTACATTTATTTATAATAAAATGAGTAGAAGTGTAAGGAAAACTCATAAAATGAAATGTGCAGGAAATGTATCTAATAAACTTGCACGTAGTAGAGCAAATCGTCTTCATAGAAGAGTTAATAAAATTATTCTTCAAAAAGGTGAAGAAGATTTTAAACCTCTTCGTGAAATAAGTGATGTTTGGTGTTTTCCATCTGATGGACGTGCTGTTTATCGGAATAATCTAACACCAAAAGACCTGCGCAAATAATAACAAATATGGATGAAGATATAGTAACTATTCTATCAATTAATCAATAATAAGATAAGTAGCTTGTGATTTTTTGAATTTGCGTATATATCTTTTTAATTATCTTCATCCATTAGGTCCTATAGCTCAATGGTTAGAGCAGTTGACTCATAATCAAAAGGTTCTAGGTTCAAGTCCTAGTGGGACCACTTATAATGCTAAAGCAGTATGTCCTCTTGCTGTTTTAGCATTTAGTGTCTATAAGAGGTAATATAACCAATCCATTCCCTCTACGGGGAGAAGAATAATAAGTTAATAAAACTATGGCATTTATTGTTAAAAGTTGTTATGCTGTTGTTTGTGATAATTGTCATAAACAACTACAACATGGAAATGGTCTCTTTGAAGATCCTGTTAAAGCTAAAATAATAGCCATTTATTATCATTGGACAGTAAATAATAACAAACATTACTGTCCAGAGTGTTCAAATAAATTATTTAAATAAACCTTTTAAAACTAACGTAAAATGAGTAAGAAAAAATCTTATGATGAAGTTAGTGTCGTTAGGGCACTAACTAAAAAAAAGAGCATTAAAGTTGACGTAGCATCTAAATGTATTAAAGTTGCTAAGGATGCCACCGATGTAGGCAATGGAAGCTGGGGTAAGATTGATTATCTTTGCCATTATTGTGGATATTTTCAGACTTTTATTGCTAGTGTTCCAACTATTAGTAAAAAAGATGATGTAGTTTCTATTGAAACTAAGAAAACTAAAACTAAAAGAGTGGCTGCGCCTAAGTTAGGATTTGATGACAATTTTAAAGTAGGTAAACGTCATGCCAGCATTTAGTTTTAGTGTTGCACAAAAACTAATAAATAAAAAGAAATATAAAGTTATTAGTAATGTTAAAATACTCCAAAAAGATTGTATTGGAGTTGTACACATTGATGATAACTTAAATTTCTATGTTTCTTATAATAATGTGCAATATTTTATTCATCCTGATAGTTATGAAACTAAAGGATGTAAGATTATTTATTCTAAAAATCTTCTAGATAATAAAAGATTTAGATTAATTAGAGATCCTTTCTATGGTTTTCCTCATGCAAAAGGATATTTGCCATTTACCGCTGGTTGTATTGTAAAGGGTAACGTAGTAATTAATAACGTTATTAAACAAGAATTTTTTAAAATAAAGTCTGTAGCTGATTGTTCTTTAGATAATGAAGAAAGTATGCAAGCTGCAAGACACTTTAGAGAGAAAATGAAGAAATGAGTATTCAGGTAGCAAATAGTAAACTCAGTGATGTTTCTTTCACAAACGACCAAAAAGTTGCTGTGGAAGGCATCATTGAGTTTATTAATGCTCCATTTAATCCTAATAAATATATTGTTGGATTATGTGGACCAGGTGGAGTCGGTAAGACATTTGTAACTAATTACATTATTGAAAATTGTAAATATAGTAATTCTGTTATTAAATGTGCTAGCCCAACTCATAAGGCATGTAGAGTTCTATCCCAAGCGATTGGGGGTAGAAAAGTTGAAACTATTCAAAGTTTATTTGGTTTTAGATTAGATTTAAAACTTGAGGATTTTAATCCAGATAGACCACAATTTAATCCAAAAGCTAAACCAAAACTAGAACAAGCCAAACTTCTTATAATTGATGAAAGTAGTATGCTTCCTGCAGGAATTGTTACTTATGTAACTAAAACTTGTAGAGATCAACAAATTAAACTTATATTTGTTGGAGATGCTTCTCAATTACCTCCTGTTAATCAAAGAAAATCTATAGCTTTTGATATTTGTAGTAAAGTATTCTATTTAAATGAAATTGTTAGACAAGAAGTAGATAATCCTATTAGAGATTTATTACAAATACTTAGAGATGATATATCAAATAAAACTTTCAATTTTCTACATTATGTTTCTTCTCATGTTGGAGAAAATATATTTAATGAAGATGAAGAAGGTTATTTGATAACTAATCCTTCAGTATTTAAGAGTATAGTTGATATGAGTTTTAATGATGAAGAATTTACTAGAAATGTTGATAAATACAGAATGATAGCTTATACGAATATAGCTGTGTCTAATTGGAATACTTATATAAGGAATAAAATTATTAAAGATGCTGATAAATCTATGCTTACTAAAAATGATTTAATAATGTCCAATGAAACTATAGTTGATGATTTTCTTTCTACTATAATAATAAATAGTGAAGAATATATAGTTCATGACATTGTTAATTATGTTGATAATAAATATGGGTTTAAAGGATTTATGGTTAAATTCCAAATGATACACGGCGGAAGAATAACACAACCTATATTCGTTATAGATGCTAAAGATATTAATAGTATTAAATTATATGATAATGTTTTAAGCGAACTTAAAAAAGCTGCATTTAATGCAACTGGAGGTACAAGAGTATCTAAATGGAAAGAATATTATGATTTTAAAAAGAAATATCTTATTCCTTGTAATATATTAAATAGAGATAAATCTATAAAAGTACAAGCAAGTATAAGTTATGGATTTGCTTTAACATCTCATAAAGCTCAAGGAAGTACTTATGATATAGTATTTGTAGACATTAATGATATGGTTTATACTAGAGATGGTAAAATGTATACAAATGCTGATGAAATGCTTCGTAGGCTTTATGTTGGTTGTAGTAGAGCTAGAAAACAATTAATTTTGTGTTATGGAAAATAATAAAATTATGAATAATATAAATTTAAATCCAAAAAGACCAAATAGTCGTATTCGTCGTCGTAACGCTAATACATATAAAGGTATTGGAACTGATAGTGGATGGCGTAAAGATACAAGTCGTATAGGTAAACGTGAAATGCCATTAGTTGACAAAATTAATAATAATAGATATAATAGTATTATTAAATCATTTTATAGTTTGTCTTGTAAATTTACTTTTCATAGAGGCTATCTTGGTAGTAAACATTATGGTAGTAAACCTATTGCTTTACTTTTAAGACATCTTAAAGATGATAGTAAATAGAGTAAAAATAACTAATTGTGTTTATTGTGTAAATTGTCCTGCTAGATTATATGCTAAAAATGATACTGAACTAAACTTAGGTTTTGGAAATCTATATGCAAATAAAATAATAATAGTTCCAACTTATAGTGTAGATTATAAGAAAACTGGAACTTATATTAGTTCTATAAATATATTAAAAGACTATTTACCAAATATTGAGGAAAATTATTATATAACTAGAGATGCTAAATGTTATATTCCTCAATATGATATAAATAATGATATAGGTAAATATTGTTCTAGTATACTAAATAAACAACTTGCTAGATTACAAGCTAAATATATATTTGCCTTTGGAGATGTTGATTTAAGTTATGTTCATAAACTTATATTAAATAGATACAAGATAAAAAGATACTATAATCCTTATTGTCTTGTTGTAGGAAATGATTATGTTAAGAATCAATTTAAGGAACAACTTAAAGAAATGGAATCATTATGATACAACCTTATGTATATGATGTAGAAGTTCTTCCAAATTTCTTTAGCATATCATTTGTTGATGTTAATTCTTATCTTAAGACTTTTAAAGATTGTAAAAATGAAAAAGGTAAACCTATTCCTTTAACTCAAAAATTTAAAGTTGCTGAGATAGAAAAAAAATTAGAAACAGTTGTGAAACATCAGTTTTATATTACAGATACTGATGATTCACAACTGTTACAATTAATGGGATTTATTAATAATATGCGACCTAAAAGACTAGAAAATGGAACTGTTTTAATCAATGATTTATTTGGTTATAATAGTATGTCTTATGATAAACTTATGGTTGCTTGTTTATTGATGAACGCATTTCAAACTAATACTACTAAAGAGCTTATTACTAAATTATATGAAACTAGTAAAAAGATAATAGCTTCTCAAAGTGAAGATGATAATCGTAAGAATGATTATATGCTAAATATGCTAAGTAAATATAAATTACCTTATAGAGATATTGATGTAATGAAGATATTTGCTCTTAATAAAGTTGGTAGTATGATGAATGAAAATGGAGAAAAAACTTATTTTGGTAAAAGTCTTAAACAAACTAGTATTAATATACAATGGTATGAATTATTGGAATATGAACTTCCTCCAATAAGTGAAAAAGATGCCCATTTCTATGAAAAAGTCTCTGAAAATTGGCTTGATAGAGGAACAGATGCTTTAAATAAATATATAAGTAAATGGGATAGATATATAATTGATGAATGGATTGAGCCTACTATGCACTATAATCTTAATGATGATTATATCGTCTGTGAAATAATTAGACTGTTTATGGACGAAATATTATTAAGATATAATCTTAGTAGAGCTTATGATGTAAATTTACTTAATAGTTCTCGAAGTAATATAGCTGATAAATTATTTATTAAATTTTATAGTGAATTTAGTGGTCTTGATTATACAAGATGGGGTGGAAAGAAAACTGAAAGAAAAGCTATGGCTTTTAAGAAAGTTATATTTGATAATATTAAATTTAAAACCCCAGAACTTCAAGAACTTCTTGAAGATATGAAAAATGTAGTTATATATAGTATAGGTAAGGATGCTTTTAAACGTGAAGTTAAATTAGGTAATCTTAAATATACTATAGCTACAGGCGGTTTACATAGTCAAGATATACCAAGAGAACTAATAAGTAAACCTGATGAGTATATTTATGTGCACTGGGATATAAGTAGTTTTTATCCAAGTATTATGAGTGTATATAAAATTGCTCCTAAGCATATGGATGAGTTTACTTTTGTTAAACTTATTACATGGCTTAAAGATACAAGAATTGCAGCTAAACATAGTGCAGAACCTCTTATTGATGGAATACCAAAAGATCTTGTTGCTGGTGCATTAAAGATTGTGATTAATAGTATATATGGTAAATTGGGTTATGAATATGGAGATATTTGTGATAGATTAGCTGTATTAAAAGTAACTATTAATGGACAATTAATGATTATGATGCTTTGCGAAGAACTTGAACTTAATGGTATAGAAGTTGTATCTGCTAATACAGATGGTATAGTAGTAAAACTAGAAAATAGTAAAAGAGAATTATTTAATGAAATAGCTGATAGATGGAAAGAATATACAGGATTAGATGCAGATAGTGAAGAATATGATAGGTATATAAATAGAGATATAAATAATTATGTTATTAGAGAACTTAATGGTAAAATAAGTTATAAAGGTGCATTAAATCCTGAAATGTATCTATCTGATTTAAGTAAAGGATATAATATGCCTATAGTTGCTAAAGCTGTAGTTAATTATTTTCTTGAAGGTAAACCAGTGCTTGATACATTATATGAAGAAGAAAATATATTGATGTTTTGTAAAACTGAAAATATAGGAAAACAATTCCATGTTGCTACAAGTAGTGGAAAGTTTAGAAAAGAATATTATTTTATAGACGATACTAATAATTGTAAAATAGTTGATGAAGATGAATATAATGCTAATAAAAATGATTCACATTACGGATTTCGTTCTATTCCAGAAACTAATGAAATGATGCAAAGAAATGTTAGATTTTATGTATCTATTGATGGGCTTAATTTATATAAAGTAAGAAATGTTGGAGGTGCTAAGACAGGACTTGCTGCTGGAAAGAAAGTTACAATATTAAATACACTCGATGATAAATATATTACTTTAAGAAATATAAATTATAATTATTATTATGAAGAGTGTATGAAAATAATAAATCCTATTAAACTACAAATTAGTCCAAATCAAAAGCCTAATAAAAAAGGTGCTAAAAGCGGAAAAGCTTTATTAAAGAAATATAATGGACAATTTAATACTTTATTTGATGACTAATAAAAGATTGCTTCAAGATATTGCTAAAAAGTTTCAAGAACTACATGGCAATATGTCTTTTTATTGTTTTGATAAAAAGACTGCTTTAGGAACAATAATTGATATTATAAATAGATTTAAATTAGCGAGACCTAATAGTAGAATATTAATAATTATTGATACTTATAATGATAGAGTAGATATTAAAAATCTAATGGATTCAACAGGATTAAATTATAATGATTTTACAATAATTACAAAAAATTATATTAATCCTAAATATCATTATGCTTATGACTTATGTATATTTTATGGTGTTGATAATATTAATATTATAACTAAAATAAAAGATGAATGTAAATTTGGTCTTGTTATATTAAGGAATCCTATATATGATTTTGATAAAATAATAGCTATTAGAAATAAATATAAAGATGCTGGAATAATTGTTCCTAAGGATTTCAATAGAGTTTTCCCCGTAAAGGGATATGTTCATTATGTGAGTCTGTCTGCCGATGATAAAGAGCTATATAATAATTATACTGAATATATAAATGATACTATTAAAATATTTGGAGATATAGATACAATTAATAATTGTAGGATTGGTCGTAACAATAAATCATCAGCTGAATATAGAGAAGAACTTGCTGCACTTAACGGTTGGTCTAATACTATGGACACAAGTTTAGAATTTTATAAAGCTGTTGATGATATGTATAATCCAAATGCTCTTTATGAACGTGCTTGTAATTTTTTCTCTATTGCTAATAAAAGAAGAAAACTTATAACTGATAATACTGCTAAACTAGATAAACTTGTTAATTTAGTTATAAATATGGTTGATCAAGGAGAAAAAGTTGTTGTTGTTAACAAAACTGATGAGTTTGCAAATTTAGTCACATCCACACTTAAATATAATGAAATAGATTGTGGAGATTATCATGATGAAATACCTGATAAATTAGCTACTACTTTATATGGAGAACCTATATTAGTTAAAAGTGGAGTTAATAAAGGTAAACAAAAAGTTCTTAAATCGCAGGCTATTTCAAGCCTGTCAGAAGAGCAGTTTAATAATAACATTATCAATGTACTATCTATAAAATCATCGTCAAATAGCAAGCTAAAAATAGCTTGTGACACAATCATTTTCACTACTACTTTGTGTCCGAATATTAATGACTTTATGGCTAGATTTGAAAATGTTGAAGTGACTAAAAGTCCTATTGAAATACATTATATAATATGTGATGAAATAATAGAAGAAAATGCACTGATAGATATAATTAAATTGAAAAATGTAGAAATAGAGAAAGTAAATGCTAAAAATGCAAAATTCAGTGAAAATAATTTGGATATAATTTTGTAGTTTGGACTAAACAATGTATATTTGCAATGTAATTAGTTCTTTGACAATATGAGTAAAGATAATCAAGAAGTAGCAACTAGTGTTGATGCTAATGTTCCAAATGATGAACATAGTACTAACAAAGCCGTTGTTAAACATGAAGCTAAACAAATTACCATTAGTGATAATGGAATGAATAGTGTTAATTTTCTTGATCCAGATCAATTAATAGCTGCTGAAACATTTCTCAAAAGAATAATGAGAAGTGATAAAGGAGGTATTAAAACTGTGGAAGATGGTTTAGCTATTATGATGAGAGCTAAAGATTATAATCTTCCATTTAGTGCTTGTCTTGAACACGTTCATGTTATTAATGGTAAAACTGGTACTGATATTCATGTTATCAAAGCATTATTGTTGAGGGCAGGAGTTACATGGGATTTAGTTAAAGATTATACTCCTCTGTATGAATATACAGACGGCATTAATGTTTATGTTGACGGAAAATTTCCCGACTATGTTCGTCGATGTAGAGATGCTAAAGAGGCTAATGAGAAAAATAATAATGATTCTGATGACCTTATTTATGTTTATCCTGTTAAATGGTATAAGGATTTAAAAGGTAATCTCTATAAGGAGTATCAACTAAATTCTAGTAAGTTTGGTGTTGCTGTTACTCGACAGCAAATAGCTGAGGTTTCTAAAGAAGGTAAAATACCTGTCTATAGAGTTCCTAATAATCCGGTAGATTATGTAACTGAATATAAGTTATGTAGAACTATTAATGGAAAAGAAAAAACAGCTATTGGACATTTCAGTTATAGTGAAGCTCAAGATGCAGGCTTATTTGAGAAAGATACTTATCTTAAATATGCTAGAATCTTAATAGGTCATAGAGCTTTCACTTATGCTGCCAGAGATATTGCTAGCGACATTTTGTTTGGTGTTATGGAAACAACTGAATTGAAAATAGTCGCTGGTAAAGATTTAAATGATGCTGATGTGGAAGAAATATCGGCAGAAGAAGTAAATTAATTTATTAACTAAAATGAAGAACATTAAGATGCTATTGCATCGTATTTTCATTTAATTATTAACTTAAAAATTTTTAAGATTATGAAAAAGATTAATTTTTCAGTTTCAGCAGTAAACGCAGGTCAGCGTAACGTAGTAGTTAATCCCGAAGTTATCGCTTCAAGTACTAATGGTGGTTTTCGTATTACTCCTCCAGTAAGTAAAGCTTTGGGTTTGGCTCATGGTGATTATCTGATGTTCTTGAATAATATCAACGAGATTGATATGGCAATTAAGAACAATATGCCGGAGTTGGTTCAGTTCTGTGAAGAAAATGGTGTAGAACTTGGCACAGCAGAAGCTGCTACTCTTATTCACAATGAATTTGATGAATGGTATGTTGCTAAGGGTATTGCTCTCAAGACTACAAAGGGTAATTATCAGATGGCTAGCGAGCGTCTTACTAAGAAAGATAAGCTGACTTATGCAAATCAGAATTTCGATGCTATGATGGCTGCTGCTATGGAAGATGCAGATGATGAAGTTAAGGCTGCTCTTACTCGTGATGGTATCACTAAGGATGAACAGCTTGACATTCTTTCTGAGTTTGTAACTCCTCGTGAAGTTGTTAAGTATCAAGGATGTAAGTTAGCTAATCCTGCTCAACTTACTGGTGTAGGAACAAGTCTTACTGGTACTGACAGTAATGTTTGGAATCAGCTTAAAGCTGACATTGATGATAAGGAGTCTGTAAATCGTGCTTTTGCTATTGATTTGACTCAGCCTTGTGAATTTGAGATAACTAATGGTTATGAAAATGTTAAGGTTATCGCTTATCAACTTGGTGAGTTTGAAGATAAGGCTCCTATCCAAAGAGGTAAAAACGCTGATGAAGCTGAGGATTAATTGATTGTTATTTACTCATAAGTAAACTATGGGTGCGGTAGGTGCTTTAATATCTACTGCACCCATTTTTGTAACTAATTATCAACATTTTAAAAAACGTTTTTTAACATGGCAGAAGAAAAGAAAACTTCTAAAGCTACAGAACCTGTAAAGGTTGGTAGAGGTATTGGTACTGCCCGGGGTACTAATCGTCTCAAATTTTCAGACAAAGATGCTAAACCTAATGGCTTGTTTTTAGGTCATATTGAAAGTGTTGAAGTTCGTGAGGTTAAGATTGGCGAAGATACAACTGGTATGCCAAGTTTTAATGGACTTACAATTCCTCGTTTAGTTATTAATTTTGCTTCTAATGAAAAAGAACCTAATCGTCGTAAATATACTAATTTAACATTTAATGCTCAAGAGAGTAATATTGAAACTATTCCTGGCGGAAGTAAGGCTTGGACTGTTGATAGTATATTTAATTGGATGAAGCATCTTTTAGATGTATTTGTAACTAAAGGTCTTCGCGAACTCAATGATGAAGAAATTGCTGCTCTTACTCTTCCTTTTGATGATGTTGATGAAGAAGGAAATTATGTAAGTGTAGAGCCTGAAACTGTTGTTGAAGGTTGGAAAACATTATTTGAGAATTTTGCATCTATTATGAATACTGGAAATAATGGAAATCCTGTATTTATGGATGCTAATAAAAAGCCTATTACTATTTGGATGAAACTTCTTCGTTATGTTAAAGGTTCTTCTAAGAAGAACGCTACTTGGAAGAAAGTTAATAACGGAGAACTTGCTTTACCAAATATTGTAGGTGAAGGTTGTATTGAGATTTTCAAGCAGAATGTTGCTCCTGCTATTCGTTTGAATCCAATTACAGAAAGTATTATTCCTCGTAAAGAAGCTGAAGCTAAGACTCCCAATGTAGGTATTCCTGGAGGTATTAATAGTGGTATTCCTGTTGCAGATCCTATGCTAGGTGGTGGTGTAGATCCTATGGATGATATGTTTACAGCCGCTGCTGAAGATATGCCATTTGATACTTTTTAATAATTAACTAATTATAAAGTCCTAGTTGGTGGTAACTATTATCATCATCTAGGACTTTTATTTGTATGGGTAGAAGTATAAAAAATTATGGTAAGTTAACTAAAGATTATATACTTTCCAATGTTAGTCAAATTACCATCTTTAGTACTTATCTAAATATTTCTGATAAAATAATTAAATATTGTATAGATACTGGAGATTTAATAAAATCCCCATTAAGAAATGATATACATCCTACTTGTGGTTTTCGTTATGATAAAAAAGGAAAACTTAAATTTAGGGATTTTGCTGGATATTTTTGGGGAGATTGTTTTGATTTAGTAGCTTATATAATAAGTTACAATTATAATAAACCTATTGATGTTAATAACAAAAAAGATTTTATTAAAATTCTAACCCATATTACATTTGTATTTAAAGATATATTTTACGGAAAAGAAAAAGATATAAATCTTTTATCTGACATTGACAATTCTATTTCTAAGATTAAAAGTAGTAAAAATATAATAGAAATTGTTAGCAGGAATTGGAATAAGGATGATGAAAACTATTGGGGTCAATTTGGTATTACTCTTAAAGATTTAAATATAAATTTTGTAGTTCCTGTTGACCAATTTTATATAAATAGAAAAATTAATCCTCAACCTAAATATAATTATGATGAAGATGATCCTTGCTATGGCTATATACTTGGACAAGATAAACAAGGAATATATAATATAAAACTATATTTTCCAAATAGAGATAAATCATATACTAGATTTATTTGTAATTGTAATCATCTTGAAGGAATATATCAATTAGAAAGAAATGATTATGATGTTATAATTATAACTAAGTCTACAAAAGATAGAATTGCAATGAACAGTGCTATTAAACGATATAATTCCCTTTACGGGGAGGGTTTAAAAATAAACATTGGTGTAATCAATATTCCTCATGAAACATATCATTTAAAACCTAATGAATATGTTTGGTTAGAATCCAAAACTAAAGATGGATTTATGATTAGTTTTATGGATAATGATAATACTGGAAAGTTAGAAGCTAAATGGCTTCGTGATAAATTAAATATAACTCCATTCATTATTCCTAAAACTTATAAAGCAAAAGATTTTAGTGAACTTGTTAAAATAACAGACAATAAGTCTTTAGCTACTTTAATAACACAATTTTTAATGTGGGTAGATGAAAAAAGAATACAGTTTATTAAAAATAAGAAAGATAGCAGTATTATCCCGTATTAATAACGGAGCTAAAGAAAATTATATAATACTGATGCACAAAATAACTGAAGAAGATGAGCATAATATAGATAGAAGTATTAAAGAAAATATTAGCAAAATGCCAATATTTTATAAAGACAATAATATAATATGTCAAGGTAAAGAAATATTAGCATACGGAGATATTAATATTAATGATAAAGATGACTATGAAACTATAAAAGAACTTGATATATGTAATCCTGATGTATTTCCATCTTCTAATTGGATGCCTTCTAATTTTGATTATAATAAAGGAATTTGTAGTACTGGAGATGATGGAATGCTTAAGTGGTTTAATACTTGGGATAATATTAAATGGTTTAAATATAATCATTGTCTAATAGGTAAACCTAAGAAAATAATTATTTATAAAATTAAACCTAGAAATTATTATGATATTTTCAATATCATTTCTAAATCCTATAAGTAATGAAGAAGATTATATAAAATGTAATACAGATAGGATAACCTACGATGATTGGAAAACCATTATTTCTAAATTTAGAAACAATTCTATAGATAGTGTATTAGATTGGCATAGTGCCAAACTTAAAGGTCTTAATCATGAAACAGATTATACAAGTTTTTCTTATGAAAAAAATTTCATTATTCCGATATTATATTATATACTTAGGATTACTAATCCCTTTGTGTTTAATAAAATTATTAGAAAAATTATTAATGTTCATAAGGAAAATATTGTAATATATGAAAATGAAAAAGAAGCTGCTAAATTTAGGAATATAAAGCCAACTAAAAAGAAAAGTAGTAAAACAAAAAATAAATTTTATCAAGAAAAACAATATGATATATTTGGTAATCTAACATATATTTATACTAATTCTAAAACTGGTGAAGTAATACAAAGTGATGATCCAAATCTATTAGAAACTCTTAATGCTAAACGTAAGAAAACAAAAGTTGTTTCTCTTGATAATATGACATTTAGTTTTAAAAAGAAATGAAAGATGATTTAATATTATGTTCATGTTGTGATATGGAGCATATTATGATATGGACTTATAATGAAGAAGAAAAAGAAATTTATATAAATGTTCATTTAAATAATGAGTATCCATGGTATGTAAGAATAGTTCATGCTATTAAATATATATTTGGTCATCGTAGTAGGTATGGTGATTTCGGATGCTTTGTTGTAAATAGTAAATATTGGAAAAAGTTTAAGAAAGCTAGTTATATTTTAAAACCAAATAAAGATGCTGAAGTTTCCGTATCAGTTAGCTCTATACAGAAAAAATAATTATGGTGAACCCTGCGTTTGGATTGCTATGCCATTTGATGATGTGAATATTGAAGTATATTATGGTATTCTTGGTAAAAAGATTAAACATGAGATAACTCCAGTTGATCGTATTCCAAAAGAAGAATGTAACAGTAGAGCTAAAGCAAAACAAAAACAAGGTTATAAATATTTGAGTGAAATTAGAGATGCTCAAACCCTCCCCGTAGAGGGAGAATTGATTAATTGGCTCACTACTTATCTACCTAATAATAGAACTACAGTTGATGGTAGATTACTTGCTATGCTAGCAAAAGTATTTGATAATACAAATAATAAAATATTTAAAAGACGCTATACTTATATAGGTCAATGGAAAATAAATGGACTTCGTTGTTTTATTAAAGTAGAAAAGAATGAAGAAGATTTATTTAAACCTTATAAGCTAATATTCCAATCTAGAGAAGGTACTTTATGGAATAGTCTTAGTAATCTAGAAGAATATCTTTTAGAAAAGATTGATAATAAAGTTTTAGATAGAATGTATGAAGAGCATTTAGTTCTTGATGGAGAGCTTTATGCTCCAGGATATTCAGTTAATGAAATAAATCATTTTGTTAAAGATCCTAATTCTAGAGGTAATAAAATATTGCAATTTTGGTGTTATGATATTGCAGTAGAAGATATAATTCAATATTCTAGAATTAATTTATTAACTGATTTATTTGAAGAATTTATTTCTGATGCTGATTCTAAAATATCTCATTTAGGTACTTGTAGTAGATTTGTTATTCTTCCAACTTATGATGTTGAAAGTGAAGACCAAGCTGTTATGTATAGAGATAAATTTATTAAAATGGGATTTGAAGGACTTATAATGAGAGATCCTTCAGCTGAATATCAATTTGGAAAACGTAATTCTTCTATGATTAAATTTAAAAGAAGTGTTGATGGAGTATTTGAAATAATAGATATATATCCTGAGGGAACCGCTAGAAAAGATGTTCCGTTGTTCTTGTGTAAAAATGATATTAATGATAGTGTTTTTGAAGTTCATATAAATGGTACTTTAGCAGACCAATCTAAATATCTAATAAATAAAGATAAATATATTGGAAGAAAATTATTTATTACATTTGGTGAACGTAGCGGAGTTAATTATTTACCATTTCATGTAAAAGAAGTTAGATTATATGAAAAATAAATGGAAGTATATAGATATGAAATTATAGGAAAACATACAAATAAAAATAGACCTTTCTTTGATAAAAAGAAGGGTCTTTTTATTTTTAAACTAAAAGGTAATTATAATTGGTGGTGTCAAGCTAAATTGTTTAATAATGAAACCGGATGTTATGATTATTATTTACTTTTTAGTAAAGAAAAGTTTTGTGATACAGCTTTTAAATGTCATAAAGATGATTTTGGAAAATATAGATTAAGTGTAAGTGATGAATTTAAAGATTGGCTTATTGAATATTATGATATTGATAGTGGTAATTTTAATATTGAATATGTAGAAACGATAAATAATTATGATGTATATTCAGTAGAATAAGATATAAAGCTAATTTTAGCTATCTCAGTAATAATTTTTCCACAAATGAGTAATACACGTGCAATATGTTAAATATTGTTAGATAGCTAATTTTAGCTTTATTTTATTTTGCATATTTCAGAAAAATATTATATATTTGCAAAGTAAATAATATATAAAATTATATGAATATTACAGATATTTTACAACGTATTGAAGAAACTGATTATAGTAGAGTTGATAGATGTATTGTTTATAGTGATTTGGTTGTATTTCTTGAAGATTTTAAAAAACATTTTTGTGTTCAAGAAACTGGAAATAAAGTTAAAGATGCTATAATTTTAGCTATTGTAGAAGAAATAAAAAGACAGTGTAATGAAAATATAGATGAAATTAAAAACTTTATAGCATTAAACTTAATAAAATGAAAACAAGACTTATTGGAATTTGTGGACATAAACATTCTGGCAAAGATACTGTTGCTAATATAATATCGTTTATTATAAGTAATGGTATAACTAGAAGTTTTAATGATTGGGTTGATACCCAATTTGATACATCTAATACATCTATTAGAAAGTTAAGAATAACTCATTTTGCTGATCCAGTTAAAGATGTTATTTCTGCATTATTTAATATACCTAGAGATTATTTAGATGATGAATTTCGTAAAGATAAAACTTTATACTGTTGTGATAGTGGATTGTTTATGACTAAGATTGATTGTGAAAGAGGGAATTATAATATTATATCTATTGATGATATGATAGAAAATGGTTTAAGTTTTGTACTAAAACCTAGTAGAAATTGTTTTTATATAAGACATTTAATGCAGTATGTTGGAACTACTATAGGTAGATATCAATTATATAAGTCTGTTTGGATTGACTCTACTAGAAAAAGAGTTAGTAAAATAATAGAAAATTATGGATATTGTATAATACCTGATGTAAGATTTCAAAATGAAGCCAATTTTATTCATATTAATGAGGGAAAAATCATATACGTTGATAGAGGTGAACAGACAGATCCTCATGAAAGTGAATGTATAGATTTCGAATATGATATTCATATAAAGAATAATAAAACTTTAATGAATCTTTATTACCAGGTGTTAAATATAATACAAAATGAATTATGAAGATTGTAGAACCAAAAGTAGAATTATGGTGTCAAGTTAATATTAACGACCATATTACAAGATGTGCTCAAGTTTGTTATAGAAGTGATAGAGAAGTTAATTCTGAGGAATTTATAAAAGCTAGAATAAAACAAGGTCATAAAAGTATATTAAGACATGGTACTAAATACTACAAAATACCTATACCTAAAAATATATATTCTAATGAATATATGGCATTTGTAGAGATTAGTAATATAATGGATAGACTTCATTATGTTAAATATGTATGCGACAGTAATTATATGTTTATTGCTGTAAATATGCAACAATATTATGAAGCAAGTGAATTATTTGAAGAATTAAAACAATATGAAATTGATGAAATAGAAGCTTTTAATATTCAAACTATACATAAAAATATATTTAGATATACTTTTTATATACAAACTCAAATAAGTACAACTAGAGAACTTAACAGAGTTAGTCCTAATAATATTCTAGAAGAAAGTACAAGATATGTAGAAGAAGGAACTCTATGTAGACCTTGGTGGTGTGATTTTAATTATATACGTAATCATCTTGAACTTCATAGCGTAAGAAAAAATTATTATGATAGCTGTGAAAAAGGATTTAATGATTATAATTATTTAATTAAAAATAATTTACCAAAAGAAGATGCAAGAGGAGTATTACCATTAGATACTTGTACTCATGTTGTATATACATATACAATACAAGAATGGAGAGAGATTATAGACAAAAGATATTTTGGTAAAACTGGAAAACCTCATCCAAATTGTGTTGAAGTTATTGGAAAAGTTAAAGAAATATTAGAATCTGAAGGATATAATTTTAAATAAGAAAATATTAAAATATGATTATAATTGATTTTAAAGATATAATTGGTTTATCTATATTATTAATTGGAATTATTTATATTATTATAAGTATTTGTATTGAAAAGAAAAATAAAAATTGAATTATGAAATACTATGAAAATGATATTTATCCAATAGCTTTAGTTCTTTCTTATGATGCAGAAAGTGTTAATAAAGAATACTTTAATGCTGCACCAAATGAAGATAATGAAATTAAATATGATCCTACTGTAAAAGCAAAAACACTGTTTTTAACAAGAAGAACAAGTGATTATTATGCAATGGCAGTTGGAATAATTTTTAATGGAAGACCTACTTTTAGAACAATACTACATGAATCTTTACATGCTGTAAGAATGATGCTTGACGTAGGTCTTAATGTTCCTTTTTGTGATGCAACAGAAGAAGCATATGCTTATCTTATAGGTTGGATTGGTGCTTGCATTGAGGATTATTTGAAAGGAGATGAAGATTATGAAACTTAGCTTCCATATTTGTAATATACCATGTGTTGAAGAATTTTACATGGGTGTAAATTCTGCTTATGAAGCATATATTGTTGATATACCAGATGAACTGTTTCCTAATGAACTTCTTAATACACTTAAAGATCAAGGAGAATTATTAAGAAATGATAAAGGCGAAATGATTAGAAGAAAATCATCTAAAAGTGTAACAACTATTGCACCTGTAAAAGAATGAATTTAAATTATTGTAATTATGAAAGAACTTACTATAGAACAAAAAGCAAAAGCCTACGACGAGGCTTTAGAAATAGCAAAGAAAAACTATGAAACTGCACAAGATTTGTGTAATGGTTCTAAAATAGGAGTAGAATGTTTTAAGAATACTCTTACTAATATCTTTCCAGAACTTAAAAAGATTGAAGATGCTATAATGCCTGAAGCCATAATAGAAGTTGTAAAAGAAATGAAAGATGACTATGGGTGTGATAATTTTGGGGGATTTCCTATAGATGATGTTCTTAATTGGCTTGAAAAACAAAAAGAACCTGAAGATAAAGGAGAAATATCTGATGGTTATCATACTTTTAATGAACTTTATTATTATCGTATGCTTTATAATGCTGCTTTCTTTAATCTACTGCCAAAGGAATGGGTACATAAAAGTAAGAAACATCATGATGATGAGGAATGTTTTGGTGGTGGATGGTTTATTGTTATGGCTAATCTTCCTACAGGACAAATTAGTAATCATTATGAACTAAAAGATTGGGATTTGTTTCAAATTCCAGAAAAGGAAGTAGCAGATGAATGGGATGGCCATACTCCTAAAGATGCTGCTGATAGATTACATAAATATCTGATTGAAAATAAAGGTAAGAAGTCTAATCGTGAAGAAGATGAATTATTATATTGAAGCATTGTTTAACTAAATTAATTTAATATGAAAAGATTATTATGTTGGCTTGGACTTCATAAATATGAAGTTATAAAAGAAGAAGATATTAAATGTTTTGATGAACCAGTTGGAAAAGCAATAGTTAGCAGATGTACTTGTTGTGGTAAGATAAAGGTTATTAAATATAGTACTACTGTTAATAGTGAAAATGTTCAATGGTATTATAGAAAACAATGAATACTACTTATGTTTATATATTTGATTATTCTAAATGTAGAATAGATCAAGTTGAAATAGACCATGTTAGAGATTTTCTATCTAATGAAGAAATTGAAGCTATATTGGATTTTAATTTAAATTATAATTTAGATGAAATTCATTATATGACTAGTAATAAAAAATTAGATATTAATAGATTAAATTTTATTTATCATGCTTAGTTTATATGATATAGAAGAACAATTACTTGGAGTATTTCAAGCAATTGAAGATCAAGAAGGAGAAATTACTCCAGAACAAGAACAATATCTTGCAGTTACAGAAAAGAATTTTAGAGATAAATTAGACAAATATGCTAAAGCAGTTAAAACTTTTGAGTCTTTCGTAGATAACTGTAAAGAGGAAGAAAAAAGAATTCGTGCTAGACGTAAAGTATATGAAAATAGAATAGAAAGACTTAAGAAAATGATGCTTGAAGCAGTAGAAATGTTTGGAACTGATGGAAAATTTATAGAAACTGGTACATTTAGAATTAGTTCTAGAAAAAGTAAATCTGTAGTTGTAAATGAAGATAGAATCAATGCGTTTAAATTAGCTTTTGCAGAATTTATAGTAGAAATGCAAAAGAATGGAATGTTGGATATAGATGATGATGTTGATTTTCAAGGAATGATTGATGTTATTAATGCAGGAATTAAATCTGAATTAGAAAATCCTGACGACTTTGTTCCTTATACTTTATCAGACTTATCTAACATTAAAATAAATATTAGTAAAGAAAATTCTGTTAAAGACTTAGTAAAAAATGATATTAAATATCTTGAAGCATTTGGTGATGATGTATTTGGTCATATAGATGCTAGTATAAATAAATCTGAAACTAAGCAATATATAGAATCTTTTAATCCGGATTTATCTGTTGCTCATATTGAAGAAAATAAATCATTAACTATTAAGTAATGAGTGAAGCTATTGATAGACTTCGGGCTGAAGTTGAATTAGCCCGAAGTTATTATAAAGACAATCACAATTATTTTAAGGCTATAGAAAAGTTTGCTAAACAACTAGAAGGGAAAACTAAGATAATTAATAATGATGAACTATTTATATTTGCTGAATTTCTTCATGATTATATAAAACATGGATTTAGACTTAGCCCAATAAATATGCTAGATGATAATTGGTATACAATGGATGGAGAAAGATTTATATGTAATAGATGCAAAGAATTAATTAAATTTACTGATAAAAATGGTAATAAGAAACTTATTAATCTTAGACCATATAAAATATTAGTAACTAATGAATATACTATTACTGATAATCTATTTGTTAAGCATACAAATCCTACTTCTAGATTTAATGGAGATCATATACAATTATTTATAAATAAAGGAGGTATAATAAATAAAGAATATATTGTAATTGATAGTTTTAGAAAATATCCTTCTGAAACTTATTTGGAACCTGAACTAATTAGAAAAGAAATTCCTGTAACTATGATAAATAATGTAGTTAAAAATGAAATTATATTTGCAGTAGACCATAAATCTAAAGCACTAAAAGAACTTTTAGATATTTATGATTATCATTATGAAGAAGCACAAGATGTTTATTATAATATAAGAAACAAGTTATACAAATGACACAAAAAGGATTACCATTTACGTTTCCAGGAACTGTTGCAGTTGGAGATTGTACTACAGCAGCTCAAGTAATGGAAAAAGCTAAATTGAATTGGTCAGTCGCAAAGTGTGAAGTATATGGCCAAATGACCACTAAAGATGATTTAATTCAAAAATATAAACAAGTACCTAATGCTTATGCTACATATCGTACTGATATTGGACAACCATTAGGTATAGTAAAAGGAAGATACACCCCAGTTCAAAATATTGATGCTTTTAATTTCTTTGATAATGCTATAGGTAAAGATAAAGCTATATGGTATACAGCTGGAAGTTTAGGATATGGAGAAAGAGTATTTGTTGCTGCTAAATTACCAGATACAATACTTGTTGATGGAGACCCTGTTGATAATTATCTTGTTATTATGAATAGTCATGATGGCAGTACAGGACTTAAAATTATGCTAACTCCAGTTAGAATATTTTGTACTAATTGTCTTAATGCTGCAATTAAAGGTGCTGATAAATATATAAGTTTTAGGCATACTCAGAGTGTTCATAGTAATTTAGATTTAGCAAGTGATATTCTCGGAATTAGTAAAGTAAAAATATCTGCTTTGAAAAACACTTGGGAACAACTTGCTAAAAAGAAAATGACTGATGATCAAGCTTCTGAGGCTTTTGCTAGACTTATTTTATCAGATAAAGAAATTGATGATTTATTTACTACAGGACATACTATTAAACAAATAGTACATAGAGATTATAATGCTATGCAAGATGCTAATATTAGCACAAAGAAAGTTAATATTATAACTGATATGAATAGCTACTATCATGGTGGTATAGCTCAAGATGATATTAGAGGTACAGCCTGGGGTGTATATAATGCTGTTACTGGATATTATTCAAATGTTGACAATGTATCTGGTGAGAAACGATTTGATAGTCTTCTCTACGGGGATAAGGCTAACAAGATTGAAAGAGTAGGTAATTATTTATTAACAGTTTAAACTATGAAACTTAAAATTAAAATTAAAAAATTAGACGAAAGAGCTGTTATTCCAAAGTATGCTAAACCTGGCGATGCTGGTATGGATTTGATTGCTATTTCTCATGAAAAAGATGATAAAGACAATCATATTTATGGTACTGGACTAGCCATTGAAATTCCAGAAGGTCATGTAGGTTTAATTTTTCCTAGAAGTTCTAATAGAAAAACTTTTGCTTATATGACGAATCATGTAGGAGTAATTGATAGTGGATATAGAGGAGAAATATTCGTAACATTTAAAAATAGAGATATGATTAATGGCGCTCAGCCATATTATATTGGTGATAAAATAGCTCAATTAATTATACTTCCTTATCCTTCTATTGAATTAGAAGAAACAACCGAACTATCTAAAACTGAAAGAGGTGAAGGAGGTCACGGTAGTACTGGTAAATAAATGGTTTAATGATAATTTAGACAAACTAATATTAAAAGTAAATATTATGGATTTGTATAATGAAGTTGTAAAAATTAAACAACTAAGAAAAGACATTGATGAGAAGATTCAAGAAGTTAAATGTCTTGATTCTTGTAGAGAAGTTAGTATAGCAATAACTAAACTTCAAGAAGCAGTAATGTGGTTGGGTATGGATTTAAAACGTCTTAATCAACCTAATCCTTATCCGAGTAGTAAAGATCCAAATACTGGTAGTAAAATTGAACCTACAGCAGACAATTTAAAACTTTAAATTATGGCAGTTTTAAAAGATTATCAAAAAAGATTTATAAATGAGTATTATCAGCTAGAAGAAAAAGTTATTAAACTTAGACTTATGATTGCTAAAGCTAATAATTGTGAACTAGATTTTGAACTTTCTTGTCCTTTAACATTATTAAAGTATCAACTTGATTTCATGACTGATTATCTTAAAATACTTATTATTCGTTCATTTAAAGAAGAAATTGAGTTATCTTATGATGATAGAGTAAAAGATGTATATCTTACAGCTGTTACAAGTGATTTAGTAGGCGACTATGAATGAGCAAGAATGTTATGTAACATTTAATCAAGTATTATCTATTTATGAAGGTGAATGTCCTAGATGCGAAGAGAATATTCAATTTAATTTCAGTATAGAAGATGAATGGAATATAGAATCTGGTTATGCAATTAGTACAAGTTGTCCTCATTGTGGTAATGCTTTAAAAGTAATTTTAGCTTAATTTATCCATCTACGGGGAGAGCTTAATTAATGTTTTCCCCGTAGTGGAATTATTAATTTATCAAACGTTTGACAAAATGGAAACTTTAATTTTAGCTGTATTAGTTATTTTAGTTGTTTTAAATATTGCTCTAACAGCAAGAGTATCTAATTTAAAACAATATACTAATAATTTTAATCATCAAACAGAAGAGTATTTAAAATGTATAGTAGATGAAATAAAAAAGAATAGAGATATTCTTGTTAAGTACAGAGATAATGTTTACAAGAATGAAGATTATATCTTTAATGATCTTAGTACAATAAAGAAAAATCAACTTGAAATTATTAAAACGATTGCTAACTTTGTTAATAGTTCTATAAAAGGTTCTGCTACTTTAGAATTAAGTGATGCTGATATTGATAAACTTGTTGCTAGACTTAAACCTGCTAAAAAGACATCTAAGAGTAAGCTAAATAAAGCTACTTCTGAAGATAAATAATAATCTAATATAGTTAGTCATTGCATAAAACAAATGCCCACACTGAGCTTTAATTAGCTTGTGTGGGCATTTTTTATTGCACAATATTATTGTTCAAAACGTGTACCAGTATTAAAATCTGTATCTTCATCATTAGGATTATCAAATCCAACAGCTTTTTTAGCAGCATTAAGAATAATAGATTTATTTCCAATTCTATAATACTTATTATTAGCACCAATAGTAGTAAATCTAAGTCCAAGTCTAGTAAGCCAGAAGTTACGTCTAGCAAGAACTTCCCATTTAGACATACCTTTATATGGACCTTTATCATAAGTACTATCAAAGTCTGGATCTATCATAAATTCCATTGTAAGAGTAGCAGCTTTTAAAGCATCCGCAAAGAAAGCTCCACCTGCAACAGGATTACTCCAAAGAGTTTGTACTTCTTGCCATGTACCATAGCCATTATACATTATAATTTCAGATGCTAATCTATCAGCCAAATATATAGCATTAGATGCAAATCCACTATTATGTACTTCTTCTTCATCATCATATAATGCATACACAAGCATGCCTGTTAAGAATACAGCACTTAATCCAGCAAGTTCACCAAATATTCTAGCCATATTATTTCGTTGTTCAGTAGGCATTAATTGCCAATTAAGTTTAAGTTCTGAACCTATAGTTCCAAGAGATTTTAATGAATTAACAAAATTATCCACAAATCCATTTTCAGGAACTTTAGCAGATTTTTTCCATTCATCAACTAAATGCAAACTATGGTTGAAATAAGAAAATAAATCAGTATACATACCTCTTTCTCTAGTACCTCTATATTCATTCCAATATCCTCTATTTCGCCAATGTTTCATAATACCAGGCCAAATATGCTTATGATATTGCATTAAAAGACTTCCATACCATTTACGTTCCAACATAGCAGCTCCATCTTTATCATATACACCATGAATCTTTTTATTAATTGATATAACTCTATTTGCCATATCTCCTACTAGTTGCTCAGTTAAATAACCAACATCTCCAGAATGAGTTATTATATTTCCATCATTATCAGTTTGATTTTTTATTTCTATTTTGCCATCAATAAATTGAATTTGGTCATATACTGTATTTAAAGTTTCAAATTTAGCATCTGCTTCTTCTACAGCTTTCTTACGTTCTTCAATAAATGCGTTCTTTATTTGTTCTCCTATAGTTTTTTCTATAGTATGACCTGGAACATCATTATGATATATTAATCTAATAAATTCTGAAGCTAAATCTTTCTTACGTTTATCATATTGAAATAGTTCATATTTATTTTCACTAATAGATTGCTTAAATGCTTCAAATGCTTGTTTATAAACAGGAAAACGATCTAGAACTTTACTTAGTGCTTTGTGTTCATATTCATATCTTAATTGTTGTTTAGAAACTAATTGAGCTTTATTTCTACTTCTATCAAACCAAATTCTAGTTCCTTTAAGTGCAGCAAGTAAAACGCTATTTTGCATTAAATGTTCACCTCCAGATTGATTAAGATAAAGTATTTTGCGAAGTCTTTGAGAATATTCATCAATATTTTCATTATCTCTACGTTCTAATAATCTGTCATATTCTATCACATTAAAATAATGAATTAATGCATCAGCTTTATTTGTAAATCTAGTACGTTCTCCACCAATTAATCCTTGAACATAACTCAAAGCTCCACCAGCATATTCCCAACTTGCATCCCAGCAATCTTTCTTTTCAAAATATTCACCCGCAAAAGTTTCCATAGCCATATTAGTCCAACCCATAGTAACATTGGTTATACCTGACCACATATTACCAATCATAAATTTAGCACTAGTAAACTGTTGAATACTATTTGCAAATGAACGAGCTTTACTTCTATCATGATAATCATCAAATATTCTTCTTTTGACCCAATTATTAACAACATCATAAATATGTCTTTGCATTTCAGTATTAGGAGCGTTGTAATCTAAAGCAGACTCTTTACTATTTCTAGATATACCTCCTCTACTACTTATTGCATAAGCATTATTCATATTTAATTCTTCTAATAATATATGAGCAGTATTTTTAGCAAGTTCTTTTCCTTTAAATAAAGTACTAGCTTTTACAAATTCACTAAATACTTTTCTCCAATCATTACTTCTAACAGCTCTTTCTCGTTCTAAGTTTCGTTTTCTTATTTCTTCATTTTCAGCTTGAATACTTCTAACATATTGTCTATATTGTTCATCAGTTTGAGCAGCAGTTTGCTGTTCTATTTTCTTTTCCTTTTCCCAACCTTTAGTCTTTATAAGTTGAAGCATTCCATTTTCTACTTGTCTATCATCATTGTATGTTACCATTCCTCTATTATCATTTGGAAGTTTCCAACTTTTGTCTATTGTTAATCCTACAGTATTGAAAATCTCTTTAAATATCTTAACAGTATTCCATGGTTCAGCAGCAATCATTCTTGGTGCCATACCTGATTCAGCAGCTCTCCTTGTAGCAATATTATAAGCCGCACTTTTAACAGTTTCTTGAAGAAATTCTTTCATTCTTTGTTCATCAGCTGTTAATTGTATTCCGTTATTATAATTTCCTGTAGTTGAATTATATCTGAGTTGTCCTTTCTTCCAATTTTTATTTTTAAATTCATCTTTAACTAATTTTCTAGAATTATCAAAAGTAGGAACATATTGATATTCATCACCAAATTCATTATCTTCTCTTAGTTCCATCTGTGTCCATATTCTAAGAGGCTCCCAATTACCAGTATCTGTATTATATACATGATTTAATTCAAACCATTGATCATATTTACCTTCAGCAATAGCTTTTGCTCTAGCATCGTAATAGTATTCATTAGGAGTGTATCTAACATTTCTTCTAAGTTTATCTCTAGCTTCAGTTTTTGCTTTGTTTATGTATTTTTCATCTTTAATTTTAAAATATCCAAATACTTCAAATCTAGGAACTAATGAATTATCTTTATCAAGAACTGTAAATAAATCCATCCAAATATTATATGCTTTTTTGCTAATTGACTTTTTCCCCGTAGAGGAAATATTATTATATCCATCATCTAATATAGCTTTTTCTTCATCATAAGCCTGTTTATTATAAGCCATTTCCATAGTATTCTTAAAATGTTCAATAAACGCTCTACTTTGTTTACCTCCACCTTTTCTAGCTCTCAATGATTCATAAGCGTTTTTGAGTTCATTATATACATCTAAATGATTTTCCAAATATTTTACTAAACTAATGGTATCTAATTTACCTGTATTCTTATCAAAATATGGCTCTATTATTTTATTTATAATTAGATGAGTTCTATGTTTATCAGCTCTAGATATATTTGGATTATATAACTTATTAAACTCATTCCAAAAAGCATCGGTTAGAATTGGTTGCTCTGGAACATATTTTAATAGCGATTTATTCGTTCCATCAACTGTACTATATCTAGAATGTTTAGCTACAAAGTCTTGTTTAATTTTTCTTATATCATCATCAGTAAAGTTTCTAGCATCCATTCTGTTATTTTCACCAAGAACTCCTTCTCTTTCTTTAGCTAATCTTCTTGCAACACTACCTTTATAATCTGCATCTCCATATACACTTCTACGCAAATTATTTATAGTAGCCTTAGTTTCTTGAGAAATAGTTCTATAAGTATTGCTATGTATCCAATTCCAAGCTTCAGCATATTCAGCATTTTTCATTTTAATATCATGAGGTTGTAATGTATGAGTTTCATCATAAGTTTTTATTATATTAGTATAATGTTCAACATCACTTTTCCATCCATCATATGCTTGATAATCATAATACTTTTTATTAATTTCCATCTCACGTTTTCTAAATTCTTGTACAGCACGAATTTTAAGTATTATACTATCAGATTTTTTAGCTCCGGCTTCTTCATTATATTCCTCAAGTAATTCATTTATTTGAGCTTGTATATTTGCTCTTCTTTTACTTTCTTCATCAGTATTATAATCATATACTGTATCATATAACTGTCTAGATAATCTCTTATATTCTATAAATATATTTCCTCCTTCATTTAATGCTCTTTCTAAGTTATCAACTTTATCTTTATAGTATTGAGATACAACTTCGCGATTTACATTATTTATATAAAACCTTTCTTTTTCTATCCATTTTCTATAATAACCTTCACTGTCTCTTTTATTTTCATCAACATAAGCATCTAATTCATTATCTATTCTTCTTTTTTCTTTTATGAAATCTTCAGTGTAGTCTTTGACAAAATATCCATCCTTATTTATTATTTTTGTAAAATCAATAGGAGTAGATGCTTTTTTAACAATATTATCATATTTACTTTCAAATTCAGCTTGGGCTCTAGGAGCAGTTATTCGTTCAACTCTAGCCAAAGTATCATTAATTATCTTAGTAACAACTTGAACTTCTTTTGAACGTATATGAGTAACATCAGTCAATGATGCATCTAAAGCATTTAAATCTCCAAATTGTTCACGAAGTTTTATAATACCTTCTTTTATTAGCGGGTCAGTACTAAATTGAGCAAAATAAATATTAAATAAATGGTCAAATGCAGTATATATTTTATGAGCAGCTAAAGACTTAACATTTGCTAACATACTATCAACATATTTATTAATTTCATCTTGACCTTCTAAGTGACCAATCATAGAATAATATTCTCCCATATTTTTAACATCTAATAAAAGTTTTATTAATCTATTATAATCACTTTGTTGGTCTAATATATCAGCTTCTCCAAGTTTTCTATATAATTCTTTATCATCTACACTGTATATTTCTCCGTTTGACAATTCAAATTTATCTAGTTGTTCTTTATAATAATTAACCATTTGTCTAGTATAGTAATCTAGATTTCTATATACAGCTTTTGCATCTTTAGCAACACTACTCATTAATCTAGTATTTATTCCATATTGACGAACAAAGTCCATAAATTCAGTTGCTCTAATATCATCTCTTTTTGCATCAGTTGATATTTTATTTAATATAGCAGGCATAAATTTATCAAATACATCTGTAGCTGTAGCATCATAATTTCTTCCTTCAATTCTTCTCGCAACAGACATCATAATTGGAGTTGTATTGTCATCAACTTCATTCTTTTTATCTAATTCTCTAATTTCATCTTTAGTAGCAACTTTAACTATATACATATGTTTTGCATATGAGAATGTTTTAAGTTCTCTATCATATTGGTCTTTAGCAACCATCAATGAAGGATTAGTTATTTTGTCACTTCCTAACTTAATATTACTATGTTCTAATTTTTTTATTTTTACATACATTTTATTACCATCTCTATCTTTAATTCTTTGTATAACCCATTTACCTACAGGGAACATATTTCTAATATCAGGAGATACATTATACACATATACTTTATTTTGAATATTTTCAGAACCATTTATTCCATATTTATTTTCTCTAAATTTAGCAATTCTAGGATTTCCTCCATTTATTGCTTCTATAAACTTATCAACTTGAGGTTTTAAATATGGCCTGTTAATATCAGGATTTGTAGATAATTTATCTAATAAATTTCTATCATTTACAGCATCATTTTCACTTTTAATTTGTCTAGGGGCTTCTACTTTCTTAGCAATTTCTTTATTAACATTGTCTATATGTTTCTTTATTAAACTAAATACTGTTTTAGAATCCGATGAAACAAATTGACCATCATCATCTACAGGATTTATATCTCTTTTAAATTCATCAAAAATAGATTCATAATATTCTTCTATAAAGAATTTATTAGCAGTATTTTTTGTAATTCCTGTAGCAGGATCTGTATCAGTATATGTTTCTCTATTATTATTATCTTTAATATAGCTATATTTTTGTTGTTCATTTCTATCAAGTCTAGTATGAGGAATCAGAAAATAAGTTCCATCGTCTAACATTCTTACTTCATATAATACATTTGCTCTTCTTTCTATTGAAGAGCCCATAGCATCTTCAGAATATCTTCTATATGATAAGTTTATATATTTATCACCAAATTCTTCAATTTTTTCTCTAAATGCTTGTATATTATTATCAACATCATTTAATTTTACACCTTCTTTAGATTCTACTTTAGGAATTATTATTATTCCGTTAGCATGTTTTAAACATTTTATTAATCCTTTTTGTTCAGCAGTAACATCAGATTCTCCTATTTCATTTTTAGTTTTATAGAATATTCTAACCGTAGGAGCTATTTCTGAATGAGAACGAATAAATCTTCTTATAAATTCATCCGATATTAAATCTTTACCTATTTCATTATCAAGTATTCTACTAGATTCTTCAACTACATTTAAACCATAATTATTTGTTCCATTATATAACGCATCATTTATAATAAATTTACTTACTTTATTTTTTCCAAAATTATGATTTTCTACAAGTAACGCATATTTAACTAAATCTATAGCAGCAAGTCTTATAAGAGGATTTTTATTACTAAATGACTTTGTAAATTCCTCAAACATAGTTTCTATATCTACAGCTTCATCATTAAAAGATATTCTTTGTCCAGAACCTTTTCCAAGAACAACATCTTGAGGTCTTGCAGACTCAGCAGATATTAGACCAAATATACCTTTACCATCTCTGAAACTTCTTTGAACAAATAAAACTTTTTGAGCAGGAGTTAATTTCTTATATTCTTCTATTTCAGCTTCAGTAGGATTATTTACATTTTTTATTCTGAGAGACCCACTCCTAGTAGCAAATCCATTTACTCTTCTAATTTCTTCATCTCTAATATCTAAATCATCCATTCCATATTTACTACTAATTTTTCCATTTTCATCAATATCTAATGGTAAAGCTAATGCAGGAACTCTAGTATAAACATATCCCATTAAATATTTTTTAAATTCTTTAGCTTGATCTGGATTTAATCTTCTACCAATTTTCTGTTCAACATCTGCAATTATTCTATAATACTTTTCATCTTCTAATCTAAATAATCTAGAATTTATTTCAACACTAGCAATAGTTGAACTTTTATACATTTGTGCAATAAATGGATAAAATGAATTTTCCGGTATTATAGTTTTATTATCCGATTCTGTTGGAAATAAAGCATTTAAAAATCCAACTGGAGTAGATTTACCTTCAGAATCTTTTATATCAACCAATAAACATTTAGCAGTAGCCTTATCTTCTTTTATTTCATCTTCACTTCTACTATCAACATATCCTTCAGAATCTCTTAAAAGTTCAGTTCTTCCAGTTATATCATTTATTCTCCTTATAATTCTTTTCGTTTCATAAATAGTTTGAGCAGCACCTATTTTTTCAGGTTTAGAAACTTGGGCTATTTTATTTATATGATTTCCTAAATTCGATAACACATCATATTGAGAAAGCATTATTAAATCTATACAAGCATCTCTAAGCTTGTCATTTATATCTCTCCCATCATCTACATTAAACTTGTAATTAAATTCATTATTAAAATCTTTCACATGATCAAGTCTTTCAATCATTAAAGATATATCAAATATTTTATCAACATTTTGATATGTATTTTTGCCACCGTCTATAGTTGTTCCTAATAATTGCTCAAAAATAGGTTTAACTTTTTCGTTAGTACTTATATATTTAATTAAATCAAAATATCCATGTAATTTTAATCCTTCTTTATCATCTAAAGCTGTTAATATTTCTTTTATTATATTTTTAGTGGCATTTCTAATTTCGTTGCCACTTGAATTATTATAAGCAGAATTTAATTTATCATGTTCTACATTTAGTCTACTAATTGCAGGTTGATAAATAAATGCCATAGTTGTATAATAATCTGAACCAATCATAGGCATAAGTTTATATGCTTTAAATGTAAATTCATTTACATTATATGCACTACCTACTTTCATTGCATCAAGTGTATGAGCAGTAGTTTCAGAACTATACATACTTATAATTTTTCCAGCTACGTTTTTATTATCATTAGACCAACCCATATTATGATGAGTTACTATTATATAATCTCCATAATCTTCTACATTTTCAGAACCAAAAGAATATTTTATAGCATCTTTATCATATATTGGATTTCCTTTATCATCTTTTCTAGTTAAATCATATTTTATTCTAATCTTTTTATAAAAATCTCCACCTATTCTTGCTCTACCCATAGAAGTTTTTGATAAAAATGTATCTAAATTAACAGACATACCTTTTAATTTAGTACCACTCATAGCATTAACAAAATTTCTAATTTGTGAATTAGTATCATACATAGTAGCCAACTGACTAGACATACCCATAGTATCACTCATAATTCTCATAGCTTCACTAATATCAATGAAGTTACTAGTAGCATAATTTTCCTCACGAGAACTAGGGTCTTTAAGTATTTCCATAAGACTATCAATAACTCTATTATCAAGTGCCTTATTAGTATTCATTTCCTCTACGGGGAGAGTCTTAAAAGTTTCAAAATCTACAATTCCTAATTCAGCTGCTTTAGCTTGTATTGCTTTAAAATTTTCTTCAGATACTTCTCCAGCAACTTCTTTCATTAATTCTTTATATCGTTCTTTAACATCCTCAAGTTCAAATCTATCAGAAAGCAATTCTTCTTGTTTAGCAAATATATCTAGTAAATCATTACAATAATTTATATATTTCTGAATAGAAGCAGTCCATTTACCTGTAGTTTTTGTATAATCAATAAGAGCATCTATTTCTTTTTTAAGTCTATCTTTATACGATGCTTTTCTGTCTCCATTATATTTAGATTTATCATGTTTTACAGAACGTAATACGTCTTGAGCTTCTCTAGGTAATCTATAATAAACTCCTGACTTTTTAATATTTAATTCTCCAGTATCACTGTCTTCAACTTTTCCAGATTTAGCAAACTCAATACTATCAAATTGTAATTGTAGTTCATTTTTCTCTTGAGTATTATTAAATTCATCATATGCTTCTTTCCATTTAGCATCATGGTCATCAGCAGTTATTCTTTTTCTTTCAATTTTTTCTCTAACAGCTTCTCTTACAAATTTAGTATATTGTTTCCTAAAAGCTTTTTCTTTATCTTCTCCTTTATAATCATTTGGATTAAAGAATTTTTCTTTAATAAACATTTTCTTTTTCTTATCATATCTCATATGATGATACATACTATAAACACTATCTGTATCAAAGTCAGCACCTGTCTGAGTAACCCATTCATCAGGAAGAAGAATTGTTGAACCATAAATATCATCTATAAATCCTACAACCCTAGCAACAGCTATTGATTGTTTACCTTCAGTTGGAATACGATTTATAATTTGCTGGTCAAGTCCAGCTTCTTTAAGTTTATTAATAAGTTCTTCTTCAGGCATATCTCTAGGTATTGATTTATCCCATCTAGGTATGCGAATATCAATTATTGGCATATTTGATTTTTCCCAACCAGTTTTATCTTCTAATTTATTATATTCATCATTATCAATATATTTATGTTCCTTAGCGTTATACCATCCTTCAGGATGATATTGAAGTTTTTTATCAGTACCCATACTAGTAACTTGAACAGCATGCCAACCAGGCATTTTTTGACGAGTAATTCTGCTATTATATAAAGCTTGAATAACATTTTCAATTTTAGTCGAAACAAGATTCATATAATTAGGCATTTTAGGATATCTAGTTATAGGATCTGGTTCAAGATATTCCATAAATTGGCTATTAACTCCTAATCGAGTAGCTTCTTCTAATGCTAATTTATAAAAATCATAAGGATCAAGTTCTTCACTTTCATTAGATATATTTACAATTTTACCATCTTTATATTTATAACCCATATCATTAAGCATTTCATTATGAGTTTTATCTATTTTAGTTCTATATGCATCAAAATAATTTTGTAATTTACCTCTAACATATTCATTATCTAATCTAATATTATCAGGAATTTTAACTTGAATTTGCAATCCAAATTTATTTCTAGCATTTTCCATATGTTGAGGATTATCTTGTTGTTTATAAAGATATTTATAGTAATAATTTTCAATATATTTAGAATCACTAGTTAAATTCTTTTCAAATGCCTCATCAACTTTACCTTCATTATCCCAATATACTAATGGAGTTCTATTAGACGCTTTACTAGTCTCAGCTGTATTAACTTGGTCAATCCCATTTTTAATCATTAAATCATATAGTTTATCTAAATCACTACCTTCACCAAGTAAACCTTTTATTAAAACAAATTCAGCATTTTTTATTTGTCTACTATAATAATTGTTAAGTACTTCATCAAATTGATGGTCAAAATAAAAATTCTTTTGAACTTGTATTCTAGCTCCTAAAGCTGCTACATCGATATTATTTCTTAATTTTTCTAATTCATCACTAGCTTGTTTAAGTTGTTCAGCATCACCATTTTCTCTAAGACTTTTAACTTTAGCATATGCCTTTTCTATATCTTTAAGACGTTCAAATAATGGAGCATAATCATTAAATGTTCCATCAATCCAAGTGCGTCTAATGAATTCATCAAGAGTTATATATGATTGAGCATCATTTACAGTAGTATCTTCCTTAAATGCAGATACACTTCTTTGTGCTCTAATTCTAGCTTTATCATTTATTTGTTCTTCAGTCAGTGGATTAGATATAACTTTATTTAATTTAAGCAATTCATTTTTAAATATTTTAAACATCTCATCTTCATATGATTGATATCTATCAGCAGGTTTATTAGTATTTTTTATTATAATCCCTCTAAATCCATTTCTTATTTCTATTGGTTTATTAGTAGCTCCTATATTTAATTGAACTCCATTTTTTGTAACAATTTTAATATTATCTTGAGTTCCTATAGCTTTTATATTTTGCAATCCTGTAAAATCACTACCAAATTTATCACCAACAGCATATGATTCACCACCAGCTTGAACTTGTTTAGCTCTCTTTAAATAATCTTGAGAATTTTTATAATAACCACCATTTCCATCAAAGAATTCATCCATTGTCATAAACATATTTAAATCATTTAATAAGAACTCATCTATATCTTTTTCAGTATAATCACCAACAACTTTATTTTCTTTTCCATTTTCTTTAGTTTTACTTTCATCACTATAATATCCATCAGTTTCTCTAAGCCTATCTAATTTATCTTTAAGTAGTTCCTTTTGTTCTGCTAAATAATCTTTTTTCCATTCTTTAACTATTTCGTGTAGCTGTTTAGTAAGTTCTACACTATCTTTAAGTTGAAATCTTTTTACTCCATCATTACCATTATTTATTTCATTTATATATAATTTAAATAAACGACTATTTGGATCTAAATATAGTTTACCTCTACTAACTTTAATAAGTGAGTCTATTGTTCCATCCCCGTAGAGGGAAAGTGTCCTTTTTATAATATCATTATAGTCTTTACCTCCAGTATTAAAAAATTTAATAAAATTAAAGAAATTACCAGCAAGTTGTTTATTTTCTACAATATTGCCATCTTTACTTAGATGAGCAAATTTAAATAATCTGTTTATTTTATTTTTATCAGTTGTAATTTCATAAACACCTTTAGTTTTATTAAACTCAAAAACATTTGTTAAATTTGCTATAAAATTACATAGTTCTTGTTTCAAATGAGATGTTAAAGCAGATTCTATTTGAATATCTGAAAGTCTGCAATATTGAACTGTATAATTATGAGTAGCATCAGATGGAACTCTAAGGAAATAATTAGCTAATCTTTCTCCAGTAACTAGTTGATGATGTATACCTCCTTCCAAACTATACATTGGATAATGGAAGTTCATAAATTTAGTAATAAGATAATCATTACCAGACATACTATTATAAGTAACATTTCTATATTTACTTCCTGTATCTACACCATCAAATAATCTTGGAACTAAGAAATCTCTTACATTTTTATGGAGTTTATTAGTATTTTTATTAAACATTCCAGGAACTATACTATCTCTATTTACAGTTCCAGAATCATTATATAAAAATGAACCATATAATAAAGGATTATATGCATATTGATTAGAATCAGGATCTCCTTTTCTAAATGTATTTATTAAATCATGAACACCTTTATTTGGATCTTCTTTAGTTCCATATTGCATAGTATCATTAAATCTACTAATCCAAGAATTTTTAATAATATCAGATGAACGATTACCTTCAACCCCAATACTAGTATATTCATTTTTACTAATACTATATTCTGAAATCATTTGACATATGGATAAAACAGTACTTTCTATTCTTTGATTAGCTTGATTTATTCTATCTTGGTCTATTTCATATAATTCAGTTTCTGTTTCACCTTCATCAGTAAATATTTCATATAATGATTTATTGGCCAAATCTTGACCACTAACTTTTAATTGTTGACTAGCTTTAACTTTTGCAGCTTCATCCGCATATATATTAGCCCAATCTTTTATTTCATCATATAATCTGTTAACAGATGTAGCTAATTTACCAAGTCTTTCACCTTTTTCAGCCTCAGTTTTTACTTCATTTAAATAATTATCTATAATTCTAGTATCAAAATTATTAAATACTGCAAGCATCATATCTTTTATTAATTGCACTCCATCGTCAAATACAGTATTTCCTTCTTTTATATTAGATTTATCAAATAACTTACTATCATTTAATTTACCATTTATTATTTTTAGTCTAACTAATGGAGCTAATCTATTAACATTATAAGAATCATAAGCATGATATTTACTAAATCTAACTTGATTGGTTAAATCCCAATATAAAGTATTTAAATTATTAGACCTATTATTAGAACGATTAATTGAGTTTCCATTTAATGTACTAACTCTAGTTTTTTCATACAAATGATATTCAAATTGCTTCATTAATCTATTTAGAAGAATAGGATCATCTATACAATCATAATATATTTTTGATAAACCTGCAAGTTCAGGAACAGATGTAGCACGTTTCATTAATGAATCCAAAAATGCTTCTCTACTAGAAATATCAACATTGGATATAATATTATTTTTAACAACATCGTAATCCATGAATTCATTTATACCTAAATCATTATTTGTATCATAATCAATTAATCTATTATTATCTTTAATTTCTATAACGCTATTTAATTTAGGAATAGCTCTAAGATATAATTCATTTTCAGTTTTAACTAAACTATTAAAATCTCTAGGAATAGCATCATTCCAATTTTTTGTAGTTGTATCTCTAGAATCATCTATTTTAAAATATTCTTCATCTATAATTATATTATTGTCTTGAAATTCTTTATAATCAGTTTCATCTAAAGTATCACTATATTCTTTCAATAATTCTTGATATCCTCCAATACTTAGACTTCTTCTTATAAAACCATAATAATCAGACCTTAACTTATAAATCATATTAGCCCAGTTCTTAGCTCTTATATCTACACTATTTCCACTATCAGCAACATTTTGTATAATTGAATAGCCTAATATAAATCTAGTATTATATTTTTGAGTTAATTGATTTTTTAAATCAATATTAGTTCTTTCAAGTTCTGCTATTTTATTTTTATATTTATTAAATTCAGATAATTGTTCTTGAGTAAATTCTTTAAATTTAGTTGGAAAGTTTTTACCTAATTCTCTAAGTCTATTAATTTCATCTATATTCTTTTTTATAGCTGATGCTAGAGAATTAAATGAACTAGTAGCTTGTTTATATGCACTAACTAAAGTAGGTATTCTATCTAGTTTTTTTCCTTTATTATTTAATTTTATTTGTACAATATTATCAAAAAATTCATCAGTAAGTCTTTGTACAGTCTCAGCCATGACACCATCTTTATCTCTGCGACTTTCTATAGGTCTACTCATATTTTCAACATGAGTTCTTAGAATAGTTTGAGCTACATTTTTATATGCGAGATTTTTAATTTTTCCAGAAGTGAATCCAACTGTATCAAACTCTATTCCATCAGTAGTAGAATTATTAACCGATGGATGACTATCAATATAATAATCTTTTATAAATTTCTTTACTTGATTAACTTGTATTATTTTCTCTAAATCACTTATAGTTATTTTTCTAAAATTATTATAAGGTACATTTCTACTATCAAATATTTCAGCAACATCTTTATTATTTCTAACGAACTTTGTAAGTTCTTTAAGAAATTCTCCGCTTGTAAGTTGAGCTTCTAAAACTAGTTTATCGGCATCGCCATGAAATACATCTACTTGTTGACTTATTTCATCTAGAACATTGTCAATTTTTTCACCATAATTAGTGCCTTGCGTTATACAATCTGCCATAATAAATTAATTATAAGATTTAACAATATAATTAAATTTAATTTCGGAAAAATTTGAATTATTCCGAAGCTAATAAAAGCTCCGAAATAATTCAAATATATTTACTTATTAATTACTCACAGTAAGAATTAAATATTCCCCTGTTTACTGCATCAGCTATTAATAGCTTAACATCCTTTGGAAATCCACTACTTAGATTTTCCATACTAAATGTTCTTCTAATACCATTTATATTAATAGTAGGATTTCTTTTATATAAATCAACTTTATCAGCGTCTATATTTGAAATATCTATTTTATCATCGCTAATAATCTTAGGTCTTGCTATACTTAATCTCATATCAACATTATCTATATCAATATCGTCTATATCAGGTTCTTCGTCAATCACTTCATCCTTCTTGGAAGGTATTTCTTCTTTCTTAATCTCTTCAGGTTTAACCTCCACTTTAGGTTCCTCAGGTTTAACTTCTGATTTTTTAATAACTTCATCTTTATATGATGTTATATTGTACTTAGATGCATCACTTATAGGTACATCTATAAATAATGCTTCATTACTATCAATATAATATCCATAAGTGTCATCACCTTTAATATCTCTTCCTTCTAGCATTACTTGGCCCTTATTTGTTCCTCTTTCATACTTTATATCATTATCCGATTTATCTTTAAGAGGATAAGGATTAGCACTAAATACAGCAAGTTTTAATCCTTTAAACTTTCCTCTAAGTGCTGGATTTTTACTTTCAATCATCATTCTATAATGATTAACTTGAGCAAAATATGCACTCTTTGTTAGATTATCAAGTCCGCCTTTTTCAAGAAGATTTCTTTTAGTTTTAAAATCAATTATATAATAATTTCCATTATTATCTATAACTATCATATCTGGAGTACCAGCAACTATTTCAGAATCTGTAGGATCAGTTTTATTAGTCCATCTAGCAGCTATTGGAGTTTCATCCGTAATTATTCTAAATCCTGTAGGAGTACCTCCATTAGCTTCATTAACCATATTAGCAATCTTTCTTCTTAAATCTTCAAATGCTCCTTCTCCATTATTAATACTAATAAGTGTAGATTCTATATTATCTCTTGTTAACAAAGGATCTTCATCGAAATCTCTACCTTCACCATTGTCATAGTCAAATGGATTTTTACGATAATATTCCCTAGCTAACTTATCAACAGAATTACCGCCACTAGTTGATATTATTTTAGAAGGACCATCTATAGGTTTACCGTCAGGACCAAGTTCTTCATTTCTAGTTGAACCATTAAGTTTTCCAGTAACACTAGTTGTTACTTCTTTACCATCAACAATATACTTATGACTTTCATCAAAATCTTCTGATTGTTTAACATCAGTAAATAAATTAGGTATTTCAGCTATTTTTTCGGGAGTTATATTTCCCTTTTCCACACCATCTTCACTAGTTGGAGGCTTTAGTGTATCTTTTACTTTCTTATCTTTAATTTCACCTTTATCAGTTATATCTTTCGATAATAATTCAAGTTCTTTAGCTAATATACTATCATCTTTAATTTTTATACCAAAGAAATCAATAAGAGCATGAACAATTCTTTGAAATAAAGTTTGACGTTTATTTGTATATCTTAAATCGATATCACCTATATACTCTATATCATTAAGAGTATTAGCGAGATATTTATCTGTCATTAACTCAACAATAATTTCTTCAGCTAATACTGCTTTCTTTGTAGCTTCATCAGAATTTATAATATCATATAAAGACTTATATTCTTTTTTTAATTTACTCTTTTTATTTTCTATATTTTCCTTTTCTTTAGCTACAGCATTATCATATTCTTCTCTAGTTATTTTATTTTCATTTAATTCACTATTAAGTTTTTTTATCTCAGTATTATATTTGTCATAATCATCAGACATTCTATCCTTTATAGTTTTATCTATTTGTTCTTTATAATTAGCAAAATATCTATCTACATCTGAAAGTATGTTTATTAAATATCTTGAATGTTGATGATTTACATTATTTTCATCATAATTTTCAATCAAGAAATCTTGAGCTTGTTTAATAACATTTATTATTTCTTCAGAATTTCTTTGTATTCTAGTTCTATAATTAACTCCATATCTACTTCTAAGTTTTTGATGAATACCTTCATGAAGAATTGTTCTTAAAACATCCCAACCTTGAGTATGGTCTCCTTCAGATAAACCAAGAGCAGATATATAAATTCGTTTTGTTTTATCATCATAATGTCCTGTAGTTCCTTGTATTTGTCTAACATTACCTTTACCTAATATAGTTATTTCATCAGGAATTAATCTAGGAACTTTACTAGTACCATTTCCAAATAATGTATTAACAGAAGTTTCACTTAAACCTAATCCACCTTCCTCTAAAGGGGTACGCATAAAATCTCTTAAACTATTTTCTCCAGTACCATCTACAGATAACTTTTCACCCCATCTTTTAGGCTGTCGTTTTCCTTCAGCTATAGCTTTAGTACGTTTTGGAGCATTTTGAGGTAGTCTTAAATAAAGTCCTTTTCCATTTACACTTCCTATAGGAATTTCAGTTATGTCTATTACAGTCTTAGCTGTAGTTCCATTGGTAAATCCAACTTCTTGTTGTTGAAAATTAGTACTAAATGCTTCATTATCTACAACATAATCAAGTAAACTGTTATATGTTAATGTACTAACTTTACCATCTTCAGCAAGATTTTTAAATTTAAATGTTATTCCTTTATCATCTAACCCTCTTTCAACATACATATTTGGAGAATATTGATTACTAAGCATAGCATAATTTAAGTTATATCTAACTCCTTCCCTAACTTTAACACCATTGTGTTCCCCCGTAAGGAGAAGATTTACTAATGATTTTATACTATTACTTATATAATCTCCTATAGGTTTATCACTAGTAGCTTCTGGAATAAATCCTTTTTGATCTTTAAAAGGTTGTAAATAAAAACTATGTCTTCCACTATCATCCTCATAAGTAATTAACATCTGATTAGTTTTAACTGTTCCATTATTAGCACTAGAATATATATTTAAAATAGAATTACCATCTATATCTGTTATAAATATTCTATCATCGCTCTTATGAACATGTAATCCGTAAACCAAACCAGTCTTACCTATTAAAGCATTTAATTGTTCATAAATTTCATTTGGATCAGTTTTTATATTTGCAGCTTTCTTATACAATATAGAATAAAGTTCATCTGCAATCATTTGTCTAATTGGTGACTGCTTAGCATCAGGACTAAACATTAAATTACCTCTATCAAAATACATAGCTATAGGTCTATTGACACCATCCTTAGTCATAGAGCCTAACATTATTCCGGCTCGTATACCTCTAACAGCATTATTACCTACACCAAATTCAGAGTTATTATATTGATATTCATCATTTCCTTCTATTTTCATAACATTAGAAACACCTTCACTATCAGCATTAACTGAAAATATTATAAATGGCTTAAACTCCTCACTAGTAATTGTATTATTATATTTTTCTTGTTCAGCCATTAAATCTTTAGTTATTTTAGTAGGTTTAGTTTCATCAGAATTATATGATATATCAATTGTTGTTGCTAGTTTAACTTCTGGAGATTTTCCAGTTGATAATTCTTCTTGTATATAATGTGTTTGAGAAAAATCATTATATAATCTAGTTTTCCATTCATTTATACTATCTTGTATTTCTTTGTCAGTTGCATTTAATAAACTATCTTGTCCATATGTTCCAGTAGTTTCACTAGTATGATATCTAATAGATAATATATCGTCGATAAATTTTTCAACATCAAAAACATTATCACCCATCACACTTCGTTTCCAATAAATTGCTCCATTAGTAGCATTTCGAGCCTGAATTAATTCTCCTGTATATATAGGAATACCGTTAGATCTATCAACAAGTTGTTTTATTATATTATTATTTTTAAACCTATCAATATTTTGTTGACTAAATCCTCCAGCTTGTTTATCATTATATAAATCTAATAATATTTGTTGTAATGCTATACAATCTGGGTCTATATGATTAGTAAAAGCATTAAATAATATATCTACATTTGATACTAATCCATTAGCAGTTTTTTCAATACTATAATTAAATCCTTGACTTGCTATACCTGTACTGTTAGCATCATATTTTCCTAGTTTAAATCCATTACCATTTGGTAATTTAGTAACACTATCTACATAACCTATTTCAATTTCAGGTAAATTATTAGTATTATTACTATCTTCAAATATAGGATTGGCTTTTTCAACTTCCTCATCATTTTCAATTATTTTATTATATTCTAATCCTATTTTAGTATAAAAGTGTATTCCTCGTTTATCTGATTTTATATATATTTTAGTTTTACCTGCATAAACATATTGCATTATATGTTTGAAAACATCATCCGCTGTTTTAGCATTTGTAATTCTATCTGCAATAGATTTAAATCCTGTACGTTCAAATTCTGATTTAAGTATAGTCCAATGTTTACCAAACATTGTAGGTTTACTTATTCTATAAGTTTCAGCAGTATCTAGTACTTTTTTAGTAAATAAATCATCAATAAATTTTTCTGGGTTAGAAAGCCAACTTCTATTATAATTTACAAATAAATAATTTCCTTTATCTCTATAAATTCCTATCATATTATTTAATGACTTAAGCAATAAGAAAGCATCATTATAACTTAGATTAGAATTATTTGTAATATAAGATATTAATTTAGATATATCTACATATCTCTTAGTTTTTAATACCCCATTTTCTGTAACTGTTACAGGATCTGTACCATGAGCCTGAAGATATTCATTGACTATAGTTTCAAACATTTTTTGGCGTTCAGGTTCATCAATATATCTAAATATACTTTGCATTATTGTTCCACCATGTCCATCATCTACAGGTGTTTCTTCCATTTTCATTCCAGTCATAAATTCTCTAACACTTCTATCTTGAGAAGTAGCATTTACTATCATCATCATATCTTTAACAACTTTTCTGGCATACTTTTCATATTCAGCATATGGTCTGTTATATAGTTCTCTTTCAGCATCTTGAGCTTCAGAAGCAAGTTGTTCTATAATATTTATTATTTCAGGTGAATTGAAAGGCTTTGCTGCTAAATCTTTTAATGATATAAAACCTATTTTATTTAATTCAATAAGTCTTTGAGTCATATTTTCTTCAACATTCCTGCCTTTAGTTCTAAGTCCTTTAGCATCATCGTCTGATGGTTGTGTAGAATCTTCTTCTTTTTGTAAACCCGCATCATCTCCTTGTTTATTTTCATCTACTTGTACAACTTTTTCAGGAGCTTCTATTTCTACAGGTTCTCCATCTTCACCAGCAACTTGTTCAGAATGAGTTTCTTGAGCTTCTGTTACACTATCATCGTTTATATCTTTTTTCTTTTGTATTTCTCTTTCTAATAATTCTTCTTTAGTTATATTAAAAGCTTTGTCTACTATCATTTTAAAAAATGAACTTCCACTTCCAGCAACTAGACTTAATGCATCTACAGCATCTCTTAAATCTTTTTCATTTTCTCCATCTACAATTTCTCCTCTAGATAACTTATCTTGTCTTTCTAATAATTCTTCAATACTTTTACTTTTTCTAAAATATTTTTCTATTACATCACCATATTTCATTAATCTATTAAGAACATATCCATCTAATTGTATCATCATATCACTATAAACTCTCTTTATTTCACTTCTAGTAGTAGGAACTTCAGTTTCATCTAACGCTATTCCTAAATCATAAGCACGTTTTGCATCAATTGCATCCTTTTGAGATAATGTTAATTCATTATATGCAGCTTCTGCAGATTTTCCTAGTGTCAGATAACTAGGGACTTTCATTCCGCTTTCTAAGAATGTTCCTAATTTAAAATCTAAAGCATTAAATGTAGAATCTGACATTATAACATTTGCTATTCTATTTTCTTCAGTAGTTATCTTAGTTTGTAAATCTTTAAGTTTCTTTTTAATATCATTTAATTTATTATTATTTTCTTCAGTATTTTCCTCTGCTTCTATATCATCAAATTCATCTTGTAATTTCTTATATTCAGATGACAATTTATCTAATTCAGTAAATTCTTCACCTTTTTCATCTCTAAATTCTTCTAATGTCTTATATTTACTTAGTTTTGTAGCATCTTTTAGAGCATCTATATATCTAGTATCGTCTAACATTTTAGCAAGAGCTGTAGCTTCATCTACTTCACTAAATAACATATCATGAAGAGTAAGCAACTTTCTTTTATATCCATCTATCTGTAATTGAATAACATCTTTACCTATATTATCTTCATCTAATAACTTAGTCAATCTATCTATTTCAGATTTAATCCATTGTCTATATTTATTAATGCCTAGTCCGAGCATATAATTATATATTGAAGTAGCTTGAGTAAGTCCACCTAATTCATTATCAAACATCGCATTAGCTTTGTCTCTTCCTCGTTGACTACTTTCAAGTCTTCTTTTAGCTCTAACTAAATTTCTAGCAGCTTGACGAATAACGAATGGATTATTTCTAGATTCAATTATTTTAGTGTCATATAAGTATTTATCATTAGCAACATCTGTAAATTCAGCTATTGTATCCACATAATCTTTATAAATATATTCAGCTTCATCTACTATTTTTTGTCCTATAGAACGCTCAGTAGCTTTATCATAACCAGGAATTTTTTGAGCAAACATATTTTGTAATTCTTCATTAGTAAACCATTCTTTTAATAAATCATAATTTCCACTATCAACAGCATCTAATACAGTATCTTGAATAAAATCAGAAAATGCTAAATCTTTCCAATAGTCTTTATCTGCCTCATCAACTATAAATTCTAACATTGGATTCCCATTTTCATCATTAACTGGTTTATTTTTATCATCTAAAGCTAATTTAAATGGATTTTTTCCTTCTTCTATTTTATTAATTCTATCAACAAACTTATCAAAATTATTTCCCATTTTCTTAAGTTTCTCAATCCTTTGTCTTTCACTGCTCATTCTAAGAGTGTTATATTCTTCTTCACTTATCTTAACTCTTTCTCCGCTATCAGTTTTAGTTCCAACTTTATATTTCCATAAAGCAGGTATATTTCTTTGAGCAGCTTCAATACCTTTCTTAACCTTTCCAAATCCAATACCTCCAATTAATGCCCAAAATGCACTACTCCATATTTCAGCATCATCTAAATAATCACTAACTCTTCTAGAATTTACTCTTCCAAAATATTCATCAGGGTCACCTCTACGAATATCAGCTAATATGTGTCTACCTCCAACATTTATTACATTACTTACAGCTTCATTTAAAAAATGTTTTCCTTGAGTAGCAGTTGGAATTAAATCAGATAATAAAAATCTGCCAGCATCTCCAGCTACATCTTTACCTAATTGTCTATTTAATTCTTGTTGAAGTAATCTTTCTCCACGTCTAGATAATGGAGCTCCTGCACCCATAAATGATTTTTGACCCATAAGCTTAGAAGCAGCTTTAGTCATTAAAAATCCAGTTACAGCAAACAATCCTGTATCTTGCCAAAAAGTTGAACTAGCAACATCATGAGCCATATGTTTAGCAATCTCATCATTAGACATTCCAACAAATTGAGGATTATTTATAAAAAATTGCTCGCGTTCTTTATCACTTAATTCATCTAATTGAGCCTTACGTTCTTCATATGTTAAATCATAATTATTCTTTGCCTCAGAAATATTCCATAAATATGAACCTATTAATGAGTCACTAGCAAGTTTAGCTTTATTTTCAACATTGATTAAAGATTTTGCTCTAGCTATATTTACTCCAGCAGATACTCCATTATCTCCAATTTGATTAAATCTCCTTATTTTATCTACTAGTCTAGATGCATCAATAGTTCTACCTTCTGCTTCAGCAATTTTTAATGCAGAATTTAATTCTCTTAATTCCCTACTAGCTTTACTTTTTGCAGCTATATTTGCAATTTTAGAAGCAATACTCCAATTAATGCCGGCTGCACTTTTCATTGCTCTTAGAGATTTAACACCCATAGATAATAAGCCTGTTCCTAATTTAGTTGGAACAACAAATGAAGCTATAACACCAACAGTTGGCATTTGTTGCATAAAATATCCAAAATCTGTTCCATAACTATGAACTGGTGCTATATCATTTCTAATTGCTTCATTCCATTCATCAAATTGGTCTGCTATGGCATTATGAAAATCATATTCTTTACCTTGAGAAGTTTGAATTCCATAAACAGCTAAGTCAGCTAATCTAAATATACCAGATAGAGTTCCTAAAGCAACTTCTCCAGCAGTCTGAATAACAGCGTTTCCAATTTTTGTCATTACACCTTGTTGTTCAGCCATCATTCTATTCTTTCTAGCTTCTTCAAGTTCTTTAGCATGCTGTAAAGCTGATAAATCTCCTCCATAAATTTGATTAAATCCTAATTCTTTAGCAATATTTGTAGCTTCTGTTAAATTTTCAGTATTACTATGAGTTATATCATATATTCTAGTTTCACTGTCAGAAATTGAAGGGTCTGCTCTTTGTAAAGCTTTCCCTTTAGATGGAACACTATATGCTCCTTTTCTATACGCATCAATTCTATCTTTAATTATTCCCATAATTAATCAGGTTTAATATTTATATCTTTACAAATTAAGTCATATATATCTTCATCTAACGCTTTAATATCGTTTAAAAATCTAAGTAACTGACCTCCTCCAAATAGATATTGCCTATCTTCTACTTTTGTTTGAGTATCTCCAGTTACTTCTGTTAAATCAGATAATTTATTATATACATTAGCATAGTTTTTTATAAATGCGTCTAAATAATTAGCAGGTATGTTAGCTTTCCAATCATCACCATATTTATTTTTATAATATCTAACAATTTCTTCATAAGGCATATAATCTCTTGTTGCTTGCATTAGTTGTTCTATCTCAGCATAATCATTATAAATAGGTGCAGTATATTTATCTTGTATATTTTTATCAGTCATATTGTGTTTTCCGTCAAAATCAAATTTATATGGTTTTAATTGTGTACCTTTATCGCCATTAACATGATCACTTAATATAGCAACATCTCCAAAATAACTATCTTTAAGTAATTGCATTCTAGCATTTTGATTTCCAAAATTATTTAATTCATTAGCATTAACTACTAATGGATTGGAATATAAATCACTATCTGGAGAATCAACAACATTAACAGGAACTCTAAATTTAGTAACACCATTCAAGTTAAATGATTTAACAACATCATCACTCTCATTATCAAAATCTAATGTTACAGTTGGAGAAGATTCTAGTAATGTTCTAAGTTTATCACTTTCTTCATCCTTTTTCATATTTTCTTTAAAACGAGCTAATCCTGCACTACCTATTGAATTTTCTAGTAAAACAGAATTTGGTATAGAAACTTCATAGTATGCTATAGTACCATCAGCATAAGAACTTCCATTACTAACCATTTTTAAATTAAGCTGATTATCTTTAAGTTGAGATAAAGCATCTTGCATAACTTTTTTAGCTTCAAATGTTGCAGGCATAAATTCACCAGTAGGTCCTTCCATATAAACATTATAATTATAATCAGTAAAAGGAATATTCTTTAAATGATGTATTAAGTTAACTTGATTTTTTAATATATCTTTAGCAACAGAAGGAGCTAATTGACCGCTTCTAATAAGTGCTTCAAGTCTAGATTGAGGTAGAGCACTCATAGTGTTACCTTCACTAGTAACAAACTCATAAGAATTTTCATTAATATTTTTGTTTTCTACATCTTCTATAACTTTATATAATTTATTTCCTATATCTATATAATCAGACATAGAATAATTTGGTAAACTACTACGTACATCTTCAAGTGCAGCAACATCAAATCCTAGTGCAAGTGGACCGCCAATTAGACCAGCAATACCTCCCAAACTACTTAATTGCATAGCAGAAACACCACTTCCAACAGGACTATCAATTCCATCAAATGTAAATTCTGGATATAAAATTCCCATATTTCTACCAAGACTATAAAGATGATGCCCCTCTTTTTCCCCATTCATATTTATAGGGTCTGGAATTGCATATCGTTTATCTATTTTAGAATCTATTTGAGATTGATTAGTATAATCATGACTTCTACAATCACTAAATTGAGCCAATATTAAAGGAAGAAATTGTTTTTTATCAGCTGGTACAAATATCCATCCAACACCATCGCTAGATGCTAAATCATATTCATTTCTGTATCTATTTATAAATTCAGTTAAAGGATCTTCACTAGCATTAACGCTGTTAATATTTTTATCTTTACCCATTTGACTACCCTTAACATATTTAATTCCATACTTAGTTAAATTACTAGTAGCATACTTATTAAAATATCCTTCATTTATCTCATCGATACTTATTCTAATAGGAAGTACTTTCTTTTGTCCATCGTAGTACTTTTTATCAAATTCTGTAGCAATTCCCCATATATTATTAATTAATTCTTGACATTCTTTTATATCATTAGAATTATTATTATTTTTAAAATTTTCAAAATTGCCACTCATTATGGCATTATACATAGAATTTGTATAGTCAGATACATTTCTAAGTTCGCTTAAATCATTATTATATATACTATAATAATCTAACTTTCCTTGACTAAATGATCTAGCATAAGTCAATACTTCACTTTGATTTCCTTCATTATAAATTAAATCATAGAAATTACCATCACTTATAGAATTATTACTTCTCCAATTATCATTTATTTTAGTTATATTATCTTCATCTCCAAAATATCCTGCAAAATTAACTCCTAAACTAGCAACACTATTATGATTAAATCTATTAGATATATTTTCTTTATAACCTTGAACATATTGTCTTCCTGACCTATAATGTCCATAAGTTAAAGCATTTAATTCATCGAATTCGCTTTTTATTGAATTAGCTAAACTATCTCCAACTAATTCATATTCTGGTAATTCAAATTCCTCATCCATTAATTACGCCCTCCTTTTCTTGTTGATATAGTTTTACCATTACTATTTACTGTTTGTCCTTTCTTAGCAACCCTTCCAGCATTATTTTTAGTTTTATTAGCTTTAATTTTTTCTTTAGCTTTTTGTTGAGCTTTTTGTTGAGCTTTAGCCTCTTTTTGAGCTTCTGTTAATTTAACAGTTGTACGACCTCTAGTGTCAACAACTCCTAAAGTTTTTAATTGAGCTGGACTATATCCTGTATAATATGCTGCAGTTTTAACATAAGGAATTAATAATCCATCTAGCCATTTATCATAATCCATTGTTAATCCAGTAGCAGGATCAATAGGGATTTGTCTATTAGTTTGCATTTCCCATTTATTATCTGCATATTTTTCATCATGCCATTTACCTATTTCATACTTGCGCTTAAATCCTTCTTTAACTTTAGGATTTGCCGCAATAACATTAAGCATTCCAACATATATTTCATCTTCAGGTAAAAATTGTTGTCCTTGAAATCCTGGAATATCAACAGAAGCTAAATTAAATGGCATATTTAAATCATGATCATCTCCATATCTTCTAGCTGCTACATTAGATAATGTTTGTTTTAATAAATCATCCATATCAGCCATATAAATAACATCTATTCTATTTGGGTCATCATCCCAATTATACATAACTTCTTTTCCATTTTCATCAACTAAATTATTATCATATTTATATGGGTTCTTTTCAAGATAATATTCTTTTTCTATTTGACTTAAGTTCTTATCATTTCTAATTTTTTCCACAAAAGCTTTATGTGCTACATTTGCAGCAACTTTTCCCCTAAATTCTTTACTATTGGTTATATCAGCAACAAGTGAATTAATCTTTTCAGCAGCTCCAGCTAATCCAAATTCATCACTCAATTTATTAGATGAATTTTCTATAGTATCTAAAATCATATGTTTATACCATTCTTCAGATTCATCTAAAGGAGCATTAGCTATAGTACTTTCTAGTTTAGTTTTATTAGCCATAGCTCCATCATCCATTTGACGAAGAGTTTCATATGTTTTTCCTAATTGTTGCACATCGGCGTTATTAGGCTGATATGCTATAGGATTAAACTTCATACCTGTTACAAAATCTACAAGTGGCATATCAAACTTTTTTATTTTTCATAAATGTTTCTATAGCAGGTAACATAGCAATAAGAGCATTAAGTTTCTTAGTATTAGTTGCCCCTATATTGTTAAGTCCCATTCCAATAGCCTGACCTAAACCATTAACCATTTGAGCCCAATTCTGACCTTTAGCTAATGCTTTGTTACTATAAAAATCAGCAAGAGCTTGTCTATAAGTATTACCCATTTTTATATTTTCGTTAACTATTCCAGCTCTTTGAGTTATATCAGCATTTATTAATTCAGTTTCCTTATTTTCCTTATCTGTATATAATTTACTATCAGCTAATGCTTTTGCAAATAATTGTTGATTAATTAAATTTCTACCAACTTGAGAACTAGCAGTATTTTTCTTAATATCGTATATTGCTGCTCTAGTTGCTTCTCTATTAGCATCTAAATCTGCATTTATATTAAAATTAGTTTTTAGTTTTGGTGCTATCAAAGGCATTGGTTTAACAGGAGGTCTTTGTTTATTAATAGCATTATTAGCTATCAAACTAGTAGCAATAGAACCTAATGCATTAACTCCAGCATTAATATATCCAGGAATATCAGATTGACCTTTAAAATAAGGTTCTACATATTTCATTCTTTCTTCAAGTATATCATCAATATTAGTAGCGGAATTTTTTCTTGTTCTTACAGGTATATAAACATCATCAATAGTAGAATTATTTCTTGTTCTTACAGGATACCTTATACCTTTTTCTGCAATTCTTCTTCCTCCAGCTTTTAAAGTTTTTAGTCTATTCCCCGTAAAGGGAATATATGCTAATTTATCTATTCCACTACCGTCCATTCTTACTATACTTCCATTAATTCTTTTGCCAAATTTAGCAAGAGAATTATTATATATATTTTGTAAATTCATATTTCTAGTTTTACCTCCATATTGCTTATGTTGTTTAAGTTTATTTAGAACCTCTTCCCAATTATCTGTAGGTTCAAATCCTCTATTATTTTCTAATTCTAATATTCTTTTAGGGTCTACTCGTTGAAATCCTGTAGTAACAACTATTGGGTTTCCAACTATATCTAATCCTATACCTTGTGGGCCAAGTCTTCTACCTGTATAATCATTTAAATCCCAGGCTTTTTGATAAAAATTACCATTATTATCTGTATAAATAGCAGTTGGATAATTACCTGCTTGCTCTAAACCTTGTTCATAACTAAGCCATCCATCATTACCACTACCTTCCCTATCATAATTAAATAAATTACCTATAGGAGTTAACTTGTCTCTACTTATTGCATCTGGATTTCTTTGAAATACTGGTATATCTCTATCTCCAACAGCTTCCTTTACTAATCCATAATCTCCAGGTGTTTCAGTGTAACCACGACTTAAAAGAAACTTCTTCTGCACATCTCTATCTAATAAAAAAGCATCTTGTACACTTCCATTTTTTTCAAGAAATAAACTATAATCGCCTTCTATGAATGGAAGACTATCTTTATTAGAGTATTTAAAATCTTTATCGAAATTCCAATCATATCTTAATTGAGACATTATAGCAGCGGCTTTATTAGGATCTCTTCTAGCTTGCTCTAATGCATTTTTAACCCAAGGAGTATTAATATAACTATCGATATTATTAATTGTATTCATATAATTGACATATTCATCATATTTATTTGAGCCATATAGTAGTCCTCCAAGTCCTGTAAATCCTCCTAATACTCCAGCTAGAATAGCTTCTGCATCATGTGCTGCTAAAAATGGACCAAGTGCTCCAGGTAATGCAGTTAAACCAGGAAGTGCTCCAGCTATATAAAATGGAAGAGCAAAACTTTCTGTAAGACCTTTATGTTGATTATATGCAAGTCTATCAGCTTTGTTTTTTTCTAGTTCTTGATTTTCTAAATTATTTTGGTCATATTGCCAAGATAAAGCATTATATAAATCATTACCTTCAGCAATTGGTAAATTAGATATTCTATCATAATGATTATCAAATGTTTCTCCAGCATTATTTATTTTATCTCTATAAGCTCTATCATTTTCCATTCGCCAATTATGCTCTAATCTATCACGTTCATTTAATATTTTACTTCTGGGTACAAGTTGTTTAAATGCGTCAAAAGCAAATGTATCTTCTCCCTCAAGAATCTTTTTTAGCATACTAATATATAAAGGGTCGTTACGATACATTCCATATTTTTCATAAAATTCTATATCATTTTTTAATTCTTCTTTACTCTTTTCTGCAACACCAGGATAAACATCTGCTATATTAAACATTCTAGCTCCAACATTATATATTGCTTCTTCAAGGAAATTTGGAGGAGTTTTTTGTAAAGGTTGATATACAGTAATTTGAGGAAGATTTATATTTGGTTCATTAGATTCATTAATATTTTCTTTAGTTCCAGCTACAGCTTTTTTTCTTCCACCAATATACTTAGCAAAAGTAGCACGTTTTACAGTAGTTGGACTATAATTTTCTTTATGAGCTAATACTTTATTTGCAAATGATTGAACACCCATTCCATGTTGTTTAGCTTGAGCAGTAAACTTTCCTTTATTTGCTGGATTAATATGAATACCTCCTTCTTTATAAGTACTTCCATCATCACGAACTCTATTTTCTTTTTTCCATCTTTCTTGAGCATTAAAAACTAAATCAGGATTATTTCCATTAGCAACTAATTGTGCTGGACTATATCCTCCAAGCATAGGCATACTACTAAATACTCTAGTTTCATTTGGAAGCATTTGCATAACTTCATTGTTTTCTACTTCTAGGTCTTTTCCAATATCAATACCTCCAGCACTATGTTGCCTTCCTTTCATCAAATATAAATTATCACCAATAGGGATAGCTTGTCCACCACGTTGAACATTAGGAGCAAGCATACCATATTGAGCCATATTAAGTTTTCTACGTTTCATATAATATAAATTTTATCTTCTTCTTTTCATTCTTCCGCCACATCTCATTCTTCTTTCACTCATAAGCATATCATAAGTACTAATAGGAGTTATATTTCTAGGTTTATATATTTTAGGAGTAAATTGTTGTGCAGACGGTTGAATAATTTGAGTACCAGTAGGAACTGTAGATGAAATAGCAGATGAACCAACAGAACCTAATGCAGAGCCGATTCCATTTATAGTACTATTCCAATCAAAACCTCCACCACCTTCATATTTATGTCGACCTCCACATCTTTGTAAAACAACTCTATTATAATAATCATCAACTATATCAGAAGAGCCATTAATGTAATTACTTATATTTGCAGCAGTTTGATAATTAGCATTTCTTCTTTGCATAGCTTCTTGTTCTCTTTGTTGTTTTTTAGCAGAATTACTTGCAATTATACTACTGCCAATTCCTCCTAGTAAAGAAGCAGCTGCACCAATAACTGCTCCTAAAAACGCTTTATTACGTTCTTTTCTTTTTACTTTTCTCATTTTCTATATTTAGTTAAAAAGATATTAAGACTTTCAAATTCTATTTTTCCTTTTGTATTATTATTAAATACAAAAGTTGTTATAAAATATTTACCAAATGGTCTAATATTATGTTCGGTTAATATATTATTAATATTCCATTTACCTAATTCAAAGAAAGGTCTAATTGTTTTATCACCTTTATGACCTACATTATTATTACTATCACCATCAAATAAGTTATATAAATTTATAGCTTTAGTATAACAATTATCTGTATTTATATATAAATTATCTCCTGAATAAGGCATAGGTAATTCTTTCATATAATCAGCCCCATAACTAATATCATTTAAAATATTATTAGCATTATTTTCTATTCTATTAATAATATATTGTATATATTCTATAAATTTAATATCATCATAATTACTATTGTTAATTATAGATATAAAAAAATCACTAATAAAATCATTCTCATTAAATTTATAAATAGTCTTTTTGTTTTCTCCAATTAAATATAAATCGACTTTGTTATAAGAAAACCCGGAAATATTTCCATAATCATGACAAGAAACAAATCCAGGAATGGCATAATTATAACTTAAACATTTTATACCATTATTTTCATCAAATCTTATAAGTAATCTTTTTCTAGCTTTATCATCTCCAAATCTTACATTTTGAATATTAGCTTTGTCAAGCCAACCATTAATAGTTACACTTATATTTTTAGGGCCTTCTTTAGATAAAATAAAGAAACATTTAAAATCATTATTATACCACATATAACCAAAATCACCAACAGCCCAAGAATCTCTATCTTGTAAACCTCCGTATCCTAATTCACTATTAAATAATTCAGTATATCTAGATTCAAATATATCTTTTTGGTCAACTTCAACAATACCGCCATTACTAGTAAGTCTATCATTAAAATCAAATTGGAATAATGAATGTTTAGTATGTACTAAAAATATATTCCCTATAGCAACCATATTCATTATAATACCTTTATTTTCTTTTATATTAATATATTGATCTGGTTCAAATATTCTCCAACTATTTTCTAATGATTCATCAGCAACAACATTAGAACGTCTAATAGTTTTATCAAAAACATCAGTACCATATTTATCAATATAATTAATAAGCATTTTAGGATAATTCTCATTAATTTCATATTGAGGCATTTTATATAAATCAACAGTATCTTGAGCACTAACATACATTCCTAAATAATAAACAGGATCTTGATTTTCTGGATTTTTAACAGTTGTTACAACAGTAGGCTTATTATTAAATACTTTAGACTCATTATAAAAATTAGATATTATATATATTTCTTTTGTTAATATTGATTGTTCCAAATCTTGTATATTAACACTTGAGCTATCAGACCAATAATCATAATAACCTTGAGCTGCTTCGTCTTTAATTCTCTTAAATGTATTATCATTATTATCAAATATAAAAGCATCATTGAATATTATTGCATCTATTTTTGTAATAACGCCATTATAATTACCATCATCTATTAATTTAGTCCCATTTTCATAATAAACCCTACTTAAAGGAACTAATAATTTATTCAAAGATTTATACTTCTTTTCATCATTTATAAGTTGAAACCATATTCCAGTAAATTGAAAACCTGGACTATCTTCTACTTTTATTTTAGTACTTAATAGCATATTATGAAATTCATTTACAGGTATTAATTTAGATGTTTTAATATCTTCTATACTAAAGTTATATAAATTTCTATATTTATTAAAATTTAATATTATTTTATCATCATAATCTAATTTTGTACCAAAAAATGATCTTGGATACTTATCTCCACCATCAAGATGTCTTTCATCATAATCATAATATAAATTATATATTATACTTTTTTCAAATTTAACATAAGATACAAACCATCCAATATATCCTTCAGGAATCTCTACTCCTTGAACTTCTAAAAAATAAACAGGATTTATATTTTTAATTATTGGAATTTGAACAATATAACTTCCGTCATTATAATTATATGTGGCATTATGTAAAAGAGTATCTACTTCTAATGGAATACCATCAGTACTATTTCCAAACTCATCAACATAATGTATATAAAAAGAATAATATTCTCCAGGAATTAAACATCTAAATGATAAAGGATTTATTGTTACAGTTTTATCTTCATCTACTTCTTCATCTACTTCTTCATCTACTTCTTCATTTTCATTTTCATTTTCATTTTCATTTTCATTTTCATTTTCATTTTCTTCAGTTTCTTCTGTGTTTTCAACTTCCTCAAATTCATTAGGTTCTTCAACTAAAGTTTCATCTATTACATTTATTTTTCTTTTCGGTGTAAATTTACTTATATAATCTGCTGTAATAGTATATTCTATAGAAGATTTACCAGATTTGGTTCCAGGTATATAAAAATCACTTAAATTTATAGTATATATATTATCTTGTAAATCAGTAACTTCTATAATATCTCCTTGGTCAGTTATACAATAAAATAAATTAGTATCACTAACAACATTAATAGCACTTTTTCCATACTGACATAATTTAATAGTTCTAGTAGCAGGATTCATAATATTTATTTTCAACTCAACTAAAAACAAATTTTGAAAAAGTTCAACAGAACCTCCATTATAAAGTTTATTTCCGTATTTTATAGACTTTATATTGCTAGTTAATTGTAAATGATTTATATACTTTTTTATTTCATTTTCTTTAAATAAAGACTCCGAATCCCATATATTATATCCAACAGCTCCATTGGTAGCTAAACCTATAGCAAAATAAAGAGGAACTAATTCAGTTTCATACATATGGCCATCTGGCCTATTATAATTAACAGGACCCATAGAATGTCCTCCATACTCAAAATAATAGCATTTATCTATAGAATATCCATCCTCAAAATATTTTTCATCTATTATAAATTTTCCCCATTTAACATTATCTAATAATGTATTTACTCCAACACCAGCAGAACCTTCACTATATGCAATAGAACCATGCTTAAAATCAAAAACCATAGTATCTGGATTATCAACATCAACATCACTTAATACATTTCCATTTAATGAACCTGCAGATTTTATAATTCCTATAGGTTGACCATTATCAATAATTTTATTTTTTTCTTTATAATTAGAAACAAATAATTTATTTTTAAAATTATATAAACCTTTTACATTATAAATATTATTATTAGAAATTATAACATCAGATATAGAATATTCTTCATTAAAAGTAAAACTATTTATAGTTATATTTATTTCATCTATTTTTATATCTTGTGTTTTATAACATTTATTATTGGTTTTTGTGTAAACAATAGCAGCTAATTGATACTCTTTATATCTACTATCTAATTCAGAAATTTCAATTTTACAGCATTTAGGAATAATATCTTTATCATCGCTACTTGTTAAATGTCTAGTAAATTTTTTAGTATTATTATTTTTAATTAAATACATATTAATTATATCTTTTTCAGACCAATCATCTAAATATATAGTTTTATGTAAATCATACCACTGAGTATAATCATAATCATTTATTTTATATCTTATAAATACATTACATTGACCTTTATACCAAGAACCAGAAACATAATCAATATTAAATATATATGGTATTCTAACTTTTGGAATTAACCATAATAAATCTTCATTAGTATTATAATCTCCATCTTCTTTTCCAGCCAAACCTAAATTTAAAGTTCTAATTGGAACATCAACATCATCATTTATTTCACTAAATGCTATAACTAATTCATTTTTATAATTATAATAATGAGTTCCTTTTATAGTACTTCCTTGATGGAAACTTAAACCTTCTTTATGTTCTAAATATAATTTATTATCTTCAGTATATCTAACAACATAAATCTTACTACTATCCAAATTTTTAATAAAATAAACTATTTCATCACTACAATTAATATTTCCACATATTTCACTAGCATCATCAATATTTAACCAATTTTTACAAAAAGTTATTATATCATCTCCATTAAATTTAACATCATCAATAGAATTTTCATTGCTCATCACACCTTTTTCAATATCAAACATCATATTCTTACAACCTACCAAACTATTATTAACACAAGTTCTTGGGTGTTTATTCAAATTAAGTTGAGGTACAACATTCATAATCTTATAAAAATATTAATTATTTTACAAGCTAAATTTAGCTAAATAAATTAACTATGAATTACTTACCACACCCACAATTTGATGATTTAGTGTAGCTTTTATTAGCTTTATATCCATCACCAAACGTATTAATATAAAATGAACTACTCCACAATCCGTCATAATCTATATCTTTATCAGTATCTCCAGCAATAACTTCTCTCTTTGCTTTATCTAATAATTGTCTATATAAATAATATGGATTAGTACCATATTGACTTGCTTGTAAATTCATAACAGGATGTTTATATCCTCTACATAGCATCTTATATATACAATAATAACCAATACATTCCACAAGTGTACCATTGTTAGGAATTATTGGCATTTCATATCCATCAACTTTTGTAGTTTTAATACTTTCAACCTCAGCATAAACTACATCAGTATCGAATGTTAATTCTATTTTATTTCTACCTATTCTATAATAACCACGTTTGCTACAATTACATTCTTCACCATTTTCAGTTTCAATTACATTATATCTAGGTGGATATTTTGCATTAACATAGTTAATTTTAGTAACTGGATGAGTTAAATTATCTTCAGTATGAACTACTGTATGAGGCGTAACGTCATAGTTAATTTCAGCGCATCGTCCATTCCCCGTAGAGGGAATATTCACATTTGGATTACAACTATCTTCTTTTTCAAGTAATTCAATATCACAACCATTTTTATCAACAAGTTTTATATCATCACAACCTAAATCGCAAGCTGCAATCCCAAATCTACCATTAATAGGAATCCTAACTTTCTTTGTTTCAGTTTTAATACAATCAATCATACTTAAAATGTCATACACCCAAGCTCCAACTCTAGGTATCCAATCACTATTATCAGGATTAAAGTCATTATCAATTTTAGCTATTATTCTTTCTAAACTTGTATTTGTCTTGTTCTGCATCTCTAACAAATTTAAGAAATCTCTCAGGATGTTTAATTAAAGATATTTGAAGTTTAGTCATTAAATCTACTTTAAGATTGTATATATCTTCATCTGATTTGCAAGTATTTGCAATATCATTATAAGACATCCCTCGATAAATTGTTGTATTCTTTTCTTTATAATATTTAAGAGTCTTGTCATTGAATACATTGCTATTCTGAAGTTCTAATTGGTAATATATTTTATTATTATCATATACAGTATATTTTATACCATCATAAGGAATACCTTTAGCTTCATATAGTTTAGCTTCTTCATTATCCCAAGGTTTCTTACCTTCAGCAATTAATTTAAGTTTTGCTTTTCTAGTTTCAGCAAAATTCACTCTATCATGTTCATTTCTACTTTTCCATCTATTAATTGAAATAATACCAAGTCCATGTTGAAATTTATAACCAAAACCTTCTAAAAGGCAACGTTGAACCCTATTATAATAGAGTTCAACAAGTTGCCTATATTTAGTATAAGAAACTATAGATCTATTATTAGCTATATCAAGTTTATTTTCATAGTCATTTATATTATCCATACATCTACAATACTTACTAATTTGAATTAGTTCTTGTCTATGATTAGGATTGTCTATTCTAACTAATAACTTTGATAATTTATTATGATATAAATTATTAAAATCATTTAAACTCATATTAGTATAATCAAAGTTTAAATTATATTCTTTACTTATATCGTTAATAATTTGTTTATTATTTTTAAAATATAGCTCTAAATCATTTTTAGTTTCTTCTAATTCTTTCAATTTATTTGTATAAGAATAACAATCAGTTTTAGCTTTTGCAATATATTCCGAATAATATTCTTTAAGTTTAATATCAGCTGTCATTATTGAGCTTTTAATTGACTAGAAACTTCATCTGTTTGTCTAATAATCTGTCCATTGAAAGTTTCTAATACTAATTTTTTAATATCATTAATCATATCTTCAGGAATTAGAAATTCATTATCGTCCAATTCAAGTAATTTATCCATTTGAGCAGGAGTTATATTATCCAAATCTATTCCATTTACTTCTCTAACTAAATTTGGATATTCAAATGGAGCTTCAATTTCTATCATTGTTAAGTTATTAAACTTATCAGTTTTTGTAGTATCTATATAAATGTAGTCATTTAAATAATCATAAGTAACAGGTGTTCCAAAACCTGGCAAACTAGAATAGAATTTACTACTAGCTGTTCTAACAAAAGCAATCTCTATAGGATTATCTACTCCAATTGTTCTAACTGCACTGAATGGTAAATTATTAGTAAGTCTTACTGGTTTCGGAACTTTATTACTAGTTCTCTTTATTTTAGTAGGATTGTCAAATCTATTTCCTTTTATAACTAAATCACCATCTGGAATATCAATTATAGCACAAGTAAACTTTTGTTGCAGTCCTCTATCAATATAATTATGATTTGTATAACTATGACGAATTAATTGATTTCTACTATGAAGAATACTTAATTTAATCGCTCTTCTTACAGGAATACTATCCTGTTGTTGAACAGAATGAGCAATTTCTGAAGTAAGTTGATTAAGTGTCATTTCAATTTATGTTTGTTCATCATATTCAAAATTAAAGTAACTCATTAATAAAAATACAGAATGATCCGTATTAAGATCACCTGATAATGTATCACTACAATCTATAAAAGCAGTATTACCCGAATCTCCTAATCTTTTTCCAGATTCGGGAAAAAACATATTATTAAAATAATTTTCTACTTCTTTTGGATCTTCAGTATCAAATATCATAAGATTAATAGTACCACCTCCAAAACCAGATTTACGACTTATAAGTCTATAATGTATTAAATTATTATCATCAACTGCAGTTATAAAATTATAATTAGTACCTTTGTAAATAAAACCCATAGATTTATTATCATTTACAACTGTAGGTATGAATTTAACCCTAGTAAATTTTGACCATATATCAGATTCTATACCATGAATAGCAGCTAAATTATAAACCTTTACATTATCAGATGGAGAATTAGAATCTCCATCTTCAGATGAATTATTAAATATACCTACAATTTTACCTTTAAAATTTTTTATAATTATACTTAGTTTCATAATATAAATTGTATTAATGATAATAACCTAAAAAATAAAACAGTATCTAAACTACCTTTTGTAATATAAAAACTATTATAATTTTTATCAGTAAAAAACGTAGTTAAATAATTACTTATTTCATCTTCATTGTCAGCAGTAAATATAAATTGTCTATTTCTACTTATTGTCACATTATAATGTATTGGAGTGTTAGAATTATAACTTACAGAAGATACTTTAGAGCCTGCACTTTTTCCATTATTTTGATCTGTATAGTAAATTGTTGTAGTAGGACCAGGATATATAGTTTTAGTAAAATATGTAGTATTATTTTCACTACAATGCCAACCATAATAATTTTCTCCATTCCATTTGCAATCATACGTACTATTTCTAACATAAGTTTTAAAATTATACACTAAAGAAATAGGTTCTTTATTTGCTGAATATATTAATGAATATTTGAGACCTTCGCTATCATTAGCTTTTTGTATACTAATTTCTAAAGGTGTATTTAATTCTATAGGAAAAAATGTAAACTTTACCTTTTTAATATTAGATGGGACATTATTAAAAACTTGTAAACAATTAACATATTTTTTAGTATTTCCTCCAGCATCATTAAGTATTCCTAGAGTTCTACCTTTAATTGTCTTAATTATCTTTTTTATATTCATAATCCAAAATCCATTAATTCATTAACTTTTTGATAATCTAAACCAAAATGTTTAAGTATTGGTTTAAAAAACCAACTCCAGCTAACAGGAGCTAGTATTGCACTATTAACAATAATTCTAACATTATCACCAGTTAACTTCCAAACAACGCCAAGTACTATTATACAAAATACTAGAACTATACGTTTCTTAGTAGTTGAAAGTAAATGTTTATTAAATAATTTAATAATAAGATAAGTAAGAATATTAATAGATATACAATAACTAAAATCAAAGTTAGCTAGAGTTGATTGAACTGTATTTAAAATATATTCACTCATTTACAGTCTAATTCTTATATACAACTGCTCCATTAACTGTAGTTAATTTATAATGAACTCCATTGTAATTAATATATTTAATTGCATTATTATAATCTCCAACAAATGTTTCATTTTCAATAACTCCTGGAGACTCAAATTGTGTCATATCCTCTCCGTCTGCATTTAATTCTGTAAGTGCACTATCTATTGCATTATATATAGCTAATGGTGCATAACATTTACCATTAAACATATATACAATCATATCGAAGTCCCCTAAAAATGCTTTAACTCTATTTGTAAGAGTTTCATTTAAAGTTACAGGAGTTACTTCTACATACTCGGTATAAATAGGAACGATTGAGCCATTAATATCTTTATTTAAAACACCATTAAGTTTATATATTTCATCCTCAGATGCCTCACTAATAACTTCAATTCCCATAGTAGATAAAAAGTCATATACATCACTCGGTTGAGGAGAATTAATAGCATCAGAAAGAGTCCTATTTGTATTACTATTAATAGTCAATACTGGAATAACATCTAGACTATTAAATTCAGTAGCCGTTGACTCAAATGCAACCATTGCATACTTCTTATTTAAATATACTTTTGTTTTACTAGTATCAAATACAGCATATTCAGCCATTTTTGTTAAAAACGATTCTGCATCAGTATTATCTAATGGTGTTCTATCAGCAGATTCACCAATTTCTTCATCATAATCATGGTATGAATTAGGATTAATTAAAGGAGCGCTTGTTGTAGGAGGAGAAGTTAAATAATCAACAATAGCATTTATTTCTTGAGGATTTAAATCACTCCAATCCAATTTTTCCAAAACATCTTTTACTTTAATAGTATTAACTTGTTCATCAGTTAAATATTGAATTAAAGTAGGATCTATATTCTTAATGGCATTAATTAATTGTTCTTGAGTCATATTACCAGAATCAATATTCAGTGCATTACCATTAAGTTTTAGATTAATTTTCAAATTTAAAAGATTTGCCATATCTTTATCTTTAAATTAATGATTAATATTATAGGTTATTGAACAATCGCAAATATAATATAATAATATTATATTTGCCAAATATTTTTAGCAAAATAAATAAAAAAAGTGGAGTAGTATTAACTACCCCACTAATAATTATAAAAACATTTGCCTAAATTTCATTATATCATCAGAATTTAAAGTAATATATTTACTAGTAAAAGGAACTTCTATCTTAATCAATCCATCACCTATCACAATATCTCCAAATAAACCAGTATCTAAAGTAAATGGTTTAGTATTCATTAATGAAGAAATCATTTCATTCAGAATATTAGGAACATCAATATGTCCATCTTCATTAGCTAACAATGCTAACATATTATCTAATTTATCTATATTTCCATTAATAATCCTATCTATTATAGGTTTAAAGAAAGCAATAGTAGTATTAGTATTTGCTATTTTATTTACTTCTTTATCTAGAAACATAGATAATTTTTCTTTGACAATTTGAGCTGTAATCATAATGTTGCTTTTATAAATTCATCGTAAGTTACATTTGGATTTGTTTTACTAAATTCTCTAAACTTATTAAATAAATCCATTTCTCTATTTGTATCCGTAATTATTTGAGATTTAAGTTTCTTAACAAGTTCTAATTGACTTTCTAATATTTGTTTTCCATCTCCATTTTCGACTTTATATTTAACTAGTTTAAGTAATTCATTTTGAACTATAGCTTGTAAACTAGCAGCATTTTTAGCATATTCTTCATTAGCAAATAACTTTTGCTTTTGAATATCATTTAAAGAATTAACTTCATTATCAATACTATCCCAAATAGAATTCTTATGTTGTATATTACTAAGTTGACTAAGTTTAGCTTTATACTCTTCTAGAAGTTTCATCTGTGTATCCACATCAGAAACTTGTCCATAAGGATTGTCACCATTTACAATAAATTGATTTACTGGATACATAGCTAAATTATTACTAATTAAAGATTAAATAAGGGATTGTAGTTTTGTTTCGGAGTTGCAGTATCCCCCGTAGTAAGACTTGCAATTTCTAGCGGTGCAAACTGTCCGTTAACATAATTAACAATCATTGCATCGCTATATTTACGACGAACTGCTTCTAATTCATTAGCAGCTGCCGCACCAGCAGCAACACCATTAACTTGAAGAGGAGTAACTGCACTCATAACAGCAACTTGAGTTTTAAGATTACAAATTTCCATTTGCAGTCTATCATCTCTATCTCTCATATCTTTATAAAGACCAAAGAATTGACCGTTAACAAACTGAGCATCATTAAATCTCTGATTTGCCTGCATGAGAGCATATCCATCTAATTTACCTTGAGCTTCATAACGATTATCTGCTACTTCCTTCCAAAGGGGAAAATCAACAGGGCCTGGAGGAGTATTAGTTCTACCCATTCCAAATAAATTAGTTCCACCATTTAAAAGTCCTAAAGCTGTTCCTGCAATAGCAAGACCGAGAGCAGTCCCACCAACGCCCTTAGAAGCATATTCCTTTTTGTTTTCATTTTCAGTCATTTCCATAACTAAATTAATTTTGTTATTAATACTATTGTTAATATATACTTGTAAGTACTTACACTGCAAATATAAACAACAATAGCCGTAGAACATAACAATTCTACGGCTATTTTATTGTATTGTAAATTAACTACTTATGGTGGAAATGTTTTACAAAATCATCAAGTTCAGATTTTGTCCAATATAATTCCTTAAATCCCTGTCTTGTTTTACCTTTAGGAAGTTTACCTAAAGCAACATATTTATCAAATGTACTTCTAGCAATATTTAAATATCTGCAAGCTTCATATTTACTAATAGGAACATCTTTATGAGTATATTTTCTTAAACAATCAATTATCTCATTAGCATCATCTTCTGTTATATTAGAATTTCCAGCGTCAATATCATCTACTATTTTTAACAATAATGATTTTATTATCTTTAACATATAAATATGTAGCTATTAATATTGCAATAAATAATATAATAATATGTAAGATTAAATAATTAAAATTTGATATATTAATACCAATATATAAATCATACGCAGATATTAAATTATTTATAACAATATAATGAAGAAATATTCTATGATAACTACAAAACTTAAATACATAAGAAGATATATAAAGGAATACAAGAGTTAATATAGAAACACCAGATAAATAATTTATTATTCTATACTCTAGATTAAAATAAGCTAAAATTGTGTTCAGTGCGTGAAATAATGCTAGAAGAAATGGCATAAATTTTAATAGAACCAATTCCAGCTTATATAATCTTTTATTTATTAATTTTTCCTCCTCCTTCATACGGTTTTTTAGTTCTGCGAATCACTCCAGCATTATTAACTAAAGGTTTTCCCCTACCGCTACTTTTAGTAGCAGAACTTTTACTTGAAGATTTAGCCATTATATTATATCTTTATAAAGTTCATCTATAAAATTTTTAACTATATTCATTTGATTACAAAATGAATTACAATCATAAACAATAGATTTAAGAAATTCAAGTATTTCATTAATATCCATTATCGTCTAGCTAAGTTTTGAATTATTGTAATATTAGTTTTTTCATAATAAGTTTCAGGAAGTTTATTTAATACAGCAGGATTAGAATGATAATTCATATATCCGCTATATATATTATTTTTAGGTGCAATACTAGTAGTTATATTATTATCTTTATCAATATTTATCTTAATTTTCTTTCCAACATTAGTAGATGTATCGCCATCCAAATAATCAACAATATAACCATAATCGCTCTTATCAACTACTCCATCACAATTAATATCCATAGTAATACTAATTAAAGAGCATAATAATTTTTTAACTTCAGGCAACTCATTTTCAGTATGAGAACCTTCAAAAATATAATCTATCATATTTTGAATTTTTTCATCTAAAGTTCCATCAATTCCATAGTCTAATGCTGCTTTAACTAAATAGTAATTAGTAGGCCCCATAATATCATTTATGTTGTCACCTAAATCAAAAGTTTCCCCATTAATAGTAATATTAAATATTCCTTGCATTATATAAACAAATGCAGTAACATCAGAATTATCTATTTTATTATTCAAATTAACATCTCCTAATGTTATACCACTTATAGTATCTGAACCTACATATTCATTAGTTACATCATCTCCTCCTTGAGATAACGGTAAACCTAATATTTTATTAATTATTGCATTTACTGTTTCAACGTCTATATGTTCATTTGACGATAAAGCTAATATTTCATTCCATTTATCAGTTGGTATATAATACAAAGTCTTTCCTCCAGACTTAGTTTTATGTTCGCTCCTATTACCAGTCCTATCAGCAGACCTTAAAATCATATTAATACAAATATTCACGTCTTCAACATCTACCTTTCCGTCGCCATTGAAATCATAAGATGTCCAATCTGAATCAGCAGGAAGATTATCAACTTCAGGAATATTATCATCACCTCCTCTACTACATTCAATTATTTTATCTATATTATCAAAATATACCAATATGTACCAAGAACAATCTCCAGTAAATTTACCAACAGTACCATCATGTTTAAGATAAGGAACTAGCACCATTGTAAATGTTTCATTTATAGGAACATTCAAATTAGTCAAATTTCCAAATTTCTTACCATTAATTTTATCTTCTCCTCTACCATATAATTGAGGGAATTTAATTGGTATTGCTGGATTTTTAAAATCTATTCTTCCTAATTGATATAAAACCGTAGGATCTCCAGTTTCAACAGATATATAATTAGAATAATCATAGCCATCGTTAGCTTTCATACTGCTAAATATAGCAGGAGCTATTCTTAAATCTTTAGTTAAAAATAGTTCATCTGTTTTATTAGTAAAACTAGTTACTTGACCATAACTATTAGTCCCAGTCTTCTTTTTAACATTCCTACCAAAAGATATTCCATAGTCAATAACTCTACATCTAAATTGATATGTTATACCCTCTTGCATTTTTCCTATTTCACCCATAGGATGTAATGTTATTCTGCTCTCAGTTAAATTTGTTCCACTTTGTTTTAATTCAGTAGTAGCAAAACATTCGCAATTAACAATTTTAGGCTCTCTATATATTCTAACTAATTCATATTCTAGTTCATTATCATTTTTATAAGTTATATATAATATCCAAATATCATTTTGTAAAAATATATCATTAGTTGGAATAATATAATTAATATTTTGTGCTGTATTATTATTTATCTTTATAAATTTACAATTATTTTTAACTTTAAACATTAATCCTCTAGCAGTTTCTCCAAATTTTATATTATTAGGTATAATTAATGTTTCATATCTACCTTTAATTGTCTCACCATTATTTGTTATAGTGCCTATAGTTCCCCAACTAGAATCATCAGTTTTTACAAATATAATTCCTTCACTAACAGCATTAGCTACAGGTTCCAGCGAACCTTCATTAGATTTAATCCAACGATACCAATTGCTTCCAGGTTTAAGATCAGATAAACTTCTAAGAGTTTGATCTTTTAATGAAACATATACATTTCCATCTCCATCATCAACAACATCTAATCTTTTAAATTGAGTGTTAGGAGTTGCTGTGCCTTTTATAACAAAACCAAGTCTACCTAAATTAACTTCATTTGCCATATTAACGTAAAATTATATTATTATTACTATCTGTATAAATAGAGTATTTATTATATAAATTACTCAATATTACTTCACCTTCAATTAGTGCTGCTGAATAATGTTCTCCTCCATTAAATATACAGCACATATCATCACCAATCATTTCTACCCATAAATTTATTTCATCCTTATGTTCATCTGGGTCTGGATCAGGTTCCGGATCCGGATCCGGATCAGGGTCAGGATTTGGATTAGGATTTGGATTAGGATTTGGATTAGGATTTGGATTTGGATCATCAGGAACTTCAGGAAATATAACCTTTGCTTGTTCACTTTCATCTTGTGTATAAGCAGATGGATATTCTGTTTGATTTTCTTCCTCCACATATCCATCACCTGTCTTAAGAACACATGCTATATATTTCAAATAAAAATTAGCTTCTTTATTTTTTCCTTTTTTTCTTAATTCATCAATCATTTTGTACATAACAAAACATTTTGATAAATTAAAAAATCTATCACAACAATCCAAACAATCATTTTCATGATTCTCTATATTATCAACAAACTCGCTAACTATCTCCAAACCAACATCATAATATGTATGAGTAGAAACATCTGCATTTGGATGTAGAATAATATTATAATCATCATCTAATTCTACTAACCAATCATATTCGCTAATTAAGCAAAATAGTTTTCCATTAACATCTGTTGTATCACTACTATCTATATATAGTCTTCCGCTACTATAAGGATCTTTGTTATACACTCCTTCATTCGGATAACCAAAGTCATAATCTTCATAATTATCTCTAATGAAGTTCATAAACTTTTCCTTTCTATCAGCAGTTAATCTATTATAATATATATAAGTTTCGTTAATTAATAGTTTAAATATTTTATTACATAAATCTTTTTTAGTAGCAGAATCTGATAAAATTAAAAATTGACCTACATCCTTATCTGTATTTTGAGTTCCATTTATTTGATTGATGAAACTTTTATAATAATTAAATACACTCATTATATTTCATTCAATAATTTGGAACAATACTCACTTACATATAATTTAATCTTATTAGTTGAATGATAAATCTTTTGTTCTTTATTTAATTCTTTATTATAAATTATATCAATAATAGACTTTTCCAAATCATAAGTCCATTCTTTATTTATTT